AAGATGGACAAGGTATGGATATGAATGGACATAGTCCAACATACTATGCATACTATAGAGTCATGATGGATTGGATTGAAAACTTTGATGATGGTGAGGAAGTCCAACACGCTCCAATAAATTTAATATGATAAGTAAACAAGAGTTCACCGATGCAGTAGAGAAACTTGTAACACGTGGAAAAGGTTCCGATGTTATGAGTGCTATTTTAAGAGTTTGTGAAGACAATGGTTTAGAACCTGAGTCTGCAAAAAGATTGTTATCGCAACCCCTGAAAGAAAAACTTCAGGCGGAAGCACAACAATTAAATTTAATTGACCGTGGTAAAACCTCACAAGGAACAATCACGAGTTTTTATAAGGATTAATTATGAAAGTAAATGATATCGTCACAATTGTGGCACAAAGTGGAGAGTATGTTGGTAAAGTAAAAGAACTTTCACCTCTTACAATCACTAACCCTAGAATGATTATTAGGAATCCTGAGAATGGAGAAATGGGTTTTGCAAGAGGAATTGCTGTAACAGGTGAAGAGAGTCCTAGTGAAGTTCTATTCAATGAATACATTTTTGTAGTTCCTACTAATACGAATGTAAAGAATGCATTCCAAGAAGCAACTGGAGAGTTAATTACACCTGATTCTAAGATTGTAACTTAATGACCAGTCGTGAGGGATATGATGCATACACTCTTTATCTTGGAATAAAGTTACACTTCTATTCTAAGGATTATGACTTTGTAAAATACAATGGCAAGGTAAAGAGTGACATCAACTCATTCCTCAAACGAAAAGACAAATATCACTTTGGTAAGTTATATCGAACTTACAAAAACGAACTACAAGATTTCTATATCGCAAACCTATCACTCAAAGATAAATGGGCAGGTGATTTGTTAGACAATGAGTGTGAGAAAGTCTACATAGAATGGAAGAAGAGAAATCAAAAGTTATCATACATGTTTAATACAGAGGTAAGTGACCTCTTACGTAAACGAAACATTCAGAAAGTTTTAGAAGTAAAGAACGGACAACATCCAATATTGCTTAAAGAGTTTCTTGCGAAGAAGATATCGTTAGAGACTATTTGTATCATGGATGAGATTATCGGTTTTACAAAAGATTGGGATAGACTTATATCAGAGAAAGTTGTGTATCCTGATGTGATGTTGAAAATTAACAAATACAAATCTTTTATATCGTATGACCACAACACTTATAAAAAGGAACTTATAGAATTATGCTCTACTTAGTTGGTAACGGCCCATCAAGACAGAATGTTGATTTAGAATCTTTACCTGAGTGGTGGGGATTCAATATGATTTACACTACTCACACTCCCGACATAGTTTTTTGTGGTGACGTATGGCCTCAACATGAAATTATAAAGTCGGGATATTATAAAACTAATAAAGTGTCTGTTGGTGAATGGAATGAATTACCAATCGAAGCAATGGACATGATGATGATGGGTGTTCATTTACCCATCGAAGTGTATCGTGATGAAGAGTGTAATTCATTCGTTGCACAATCAGAACTTACAACAGGACAACAAGACGGTAAGTTTTACTTTACTGGATATAATAATCAGTATAGTGAAAACATTATAACATATCCTCATCCTACATTTAAGAATCTCTTATCAGGAATGTATGCCTTAGGTTATGCAGTTCATCATGGATATGAGAAGATATGTTTAGTGGGTTATGACTCACTACAGTTTGACGAACTCAATAATGTATTCCAAGGACAATACAACTATAGAGAGAACTATGGAAGTATTCAGGCAGTTGGAAAAGTGCAAAAAGCACAATTCATCGCACTCCTAGAATACATAAATAAAGAGTATCCAAAAGTGGAAGTTTTTTTCAAAAACCCCATTGATGGATTCGATAAAATCGAGTATAATAGTATTATGTCTCGATTCAATATCGAAGATAGATGGGTTCTAGGTTTAGGTCTAGAATCTGAATTATAATAAGATGCAATACAATGTTAATACAATAGGAGAATACAATGTCAACATCATTAGATAAATTAAGACAGGCAATGGAGTCTGCATCACCTTCATCCGAGGGTGCAAAAAAATCATACCAAGACGATACTATGTGGAAACCCGAGTTGGATAAAACTGGCAACGGTTATGCAGTAGTAAGGTTCTTGCCTACACCTGAGGGTGAAGAAATGCCATGGGTATCTTACTTCGACCACGGGTTCCAAGGGCCAGGTGGTTGGTATATTGAGAAGTCTTTGACTACTCTTAACAAAAAAGACCCAGTGTCAGAATACAATACTCAGTTGTGGAATACTGGTATTGAAGCAAACAAAGAAATCGCAAGGAAACAAAAACGCAGATTGCATTATGTTTCTAACGTCTATGTTGTTTCAGACCCAAAGAATCCCGACAACGAAGGTAAAGTGTTCAAGTATAGATATGGTAAAAAAATCTTTGAACAACTCAAAGAGGCTATCTCACCTGCCTTTGAAGATGAACAAGCAATCAATCCTTTTGATTTAAGGGAAGGTGCGAACTTCAAAATCAAAATCAGAAAAGTGGACGGTTACTGGAACTATGATAAATCAGAGTTCGATAGTATCGCACCATTGTTCGATGACGAGGAAAAACTAAATACAATCTACAATTCAGTTCATTCTTTGTCAGATGTAATTGCACCTAGTGAATTCAAAACTTACGAGGAACTCAAAGAGAAACTCGATAGAGTGTTAGGATTGACTGGAAGTGTAAGTAATTCTACTGCAGAATCAGTTGCAGAAGACCTTGACGAAGTGCCATGGTCAGACGTAAACAAAGAGACTGTTGCAGAAGAACCTGTAATCTCATCAGCAGAAGCATCCCTAAGTAGTTCCGAGGATGATGATGCGATGGATTACTTCAAGAAGTTAGCACAAGACTAACTTCTGTATTCGGGGATGATGATATACATAATGTGTCCATGTGATGGTCATCATCAAACTGAGGTCGAGGAATTGGGGATACTCAGTAAGGGAAAGATATTCGGGGTCAAGGCGGGAATATCGGTTAAGAGCGGGAATGCTGTAAAGTGACGGGGCGACTTAACACTTATTTTAAAGGATTATATTATGGAAGTAACACCTAGAAAAAACAAAAAGACAAACCAAGTAGAACCTTTCGACAGGATGTTGAGAAGGTTTAAGAAGTCGTGTGAACGTGCTGGTATTGTCCAAGAAGTTAGAGATAGGAAATATTACATCAAACCAGCAACGATTCGTAACGAGAAGAATCAAAGACTGAAGAGACGTAAGAAATTAGATTTACTTAAATCACAAAACAAAGGTTATAGAAAAGTAAGATGAGTAATTGGCATGGTGGAAAGGGTTCTAAAAGAAGGAACTCAAACGAAGAACTCTATTCAAGTAATTGGGAGAAAATCTTTGGCAAACCTGAACCTAAAATTAAGACCCGAGTCATAACACCTAAACATGGTGTATCAAAAGTCCATTCGGACAAAACAAAATATACTAGAAAATCGAAATACTACGATAAGTTAGATTAACCAAAAGCAGGAACACCTGCTAATTTACTACCGCTATCAGGGTCACTTGCAGTTGGAGTTCCCGACATTGTAGTGTTATTGTTTTGAGAAGTGTTATTGTTTACTTGATTAACTACAGAGTTTACCATTCCCGTATCCATACCTTTAGTTGCTTCTTCTTTCATTTCTCTTGCAGTCTTAACTCTATCGCCAGTGTCTTCATAAACCTTAACGTCTTCACCATAACCTGTAATGTCTTCTTCAATAGTGAAGTCACCGTATTCACCTTTCTTAAGATAGTCTCTTCTAGTGTCTAACTCGCCTTGGATTTCCATGGCTTTGAAATCTTGTCTATCTTTGATATTTCGAAGTTGTTCAGTAGTTATACCTCTACCATCTTTGTCTATATCAAATCTACCCGTATCTGCTTGTTTCTCTAGATATGCTCTCTTCTCATCACCTTCTAACATTCTACCGTTAACTTCAATAGACCCTTGCATAGCACGATTTATTTCCGTTTCACGGTTATCGATTATAGATTGTGCTTTGTCAGCCATCGATTCTCTTGCTTTTCTTCTGTTGATGAGTCCTTGAGTGTCCTCGTCTTCGAGAGCTCTTTGTGCGGCCTTAGGTGCTGAGTCGGGTTCTGAACTTTCATCACCAAATAATCTTTTAACTAACCATCCAGGCAGAATCTTTTTTGCAAAGTCTTTTAACATCTTACCGATGTCTATGTCAAATACATTCTTAAAGAAGTCACCGATTGCCTTAAACGGTGCGAGGAGTAAATCCCATAGACCACCAAAGATACCTTTGAGTCCTTCCATGACCATATCAAAGTCACCAGTGAAGATACCCACAATCATATCTTTAAATCCTAAGAAGATATCAAAAAGTGATTGACCTATGTTCATAATAAAACCAACAACAGTATCGATGTATCCTCTGAACCCCTCTACGTTTTCATAGAGATACATAAATGCTTTATACATCATGTATGCGGCTGCGAGAATACCAACACCTATTGCAATGTATGGAGCTGCAGCCAATAACATAGAACCTGCTGTCATAAGTAATCCACCGACAAATGCTGCAGCTGCAGCTATGAATGGAGTGATTGCGGCCATAAGTGCTTTACCTGCAGCCATAAATCCTCTTGCGAGTCCTTTGACAAATCCACCAAGCATTTTTGCACCTTTTCCAAGGATTCCTATGAACTTACCACCCATAGATTTTGCACTCGCCATCATACCTGAGGCAGTTTTTCTAATACCTTTACCTAATCCAGCAATACCACCTTTGAGTGATTTTAAACCATCACCCATTCCTTCACCTAAATTAGAAATTCCTTTACCGATTCCCTCTGTTACTCCTTTAAATTTATCAGGTAAACTTTGGAAACCAGCAAGTATATCACCTGCTAAATCTTGATTCTTACCTAAAGAAACAACCTTACCAAATGCATTGACAGATTCGACAACACCATCTGCAAGACCCATGATGTCAAAACCAGTGAGTTTTTTAAGACCGTCTGAGAATACTCCAAGTTTACCAGCATCATCTGATAACTCTTTAAACTTAGTATTGATTTCATCATTGTATTCTTTACGTGTTTTTGTTTCTTTTTCAAGTAAAGAATTTGCTTCTTCAAGTTCTCTATCGAAACCAGCAAGAATATCTTTCTTCTTCTTTTCTCTTGCTTCTTCTGCTTCTTTGAGTGCTTTTGTTGCATTGACAAGAGCCTTACCATCGAGCTCCATTTGTTTCTCTTTCAAGTCTGCAATTTGAGCATCCATTTGACCCAGTGCATTTTCTTTCTTTTCTGCAATTGCAAGTCTTTCTGCTCTGGCATCGGTTGCAGCGATTACTGCTTCTTCGTATTGTTTTACTTTGACAGATGATTCTCTAAAACCTTCTAGGTCAAACTCTTCACCCAAAACTTTTTGGAGTTGGTCTAATTGACTAGTGTCTAGGGAAGTGTCGAGGTCTTTAATGTAATCACTAATTATCCCTCCAACATTTGCTAGTTTTTGTGCCTGCAGAGTTCCAGCATACGTTCCTTTACTCGCTTCTCTTATATCAGCAACTTGTTTTGCTAATGGAGCATTTGCATCTTCGATATTCTTGATAAGTTTTCTAAACTTAGGTTTTAATTTATCTGCAACGTCCTTTATTTCTTTAGCAAGGTCTTCCCGTTGTTTACGTATGTCGTCATCTGCCATTTATTGAATCCTACTGTTTTCCGAATGCTTTTCCTGCTTCTGATATACCAAATGCACCAAGTGTTACAACAACAAATGATGTGTAAATGGTATCAGAGATTAATAGGTCTTGTCCCCAAAATGCAGTGATTAAATCACATACACCAAAGACTACCATCAAGAAGAATGATATGAAACCAATGATTGATTTCTCGTTGATATCATTCTCATCTCTAAATAATGCACCGATAGAGAACCTCTCTTTAGGTTTTGCAGCCGCAGTTGCAATCTGCAATTCCTTAGATATCTTCTCCATCTCTTTAATTTTGTCTTGAGCTTCATCTAACTTCAAGACCATTTCAGTATACTTGGCAACGTCTATCTCAACGTTTCCTTGACTAACTTTCTTTTCTTCACTCATAGTGTGTCCTCTATTTGTTACTTTTTAGATTGTTCCGCCTTTCGCCTTTCCTCTTCCAAATGGTCAAGTAATAACTTGATGTATATTTCTCGTTCCCACGGCATCATATCGTCTAGTTCAGTTAATGAATACTTGTGGTGTTGCATTAACTGAAAGTTGGTATTATAATAATTATATACCGACTCGTGGGAAAGGCCTATTAAAAAAAACTTTGCAATCCTTCCAATTTTTTCTTGTTTGAGGTTCCACACCCCCCACAAGTAAATTCTATTTCATGTGAAAGTTTAGGTAAGTCATCAAAATAATTTCCTAATGATTCTAATTGACCGAATGTTAAACTATCCACAAACTCGTCCAATTCACTTGGTGATAAATCTACACCTTCATATACGTCATTCGCATCAAAGATATTGACAATACATCTTTTGACAACTTCCAAGGGTCTTAACTCCTCTTCAATTTTATCAATCTTGTCTAAATCTTTAACACTAGGAACTCTAAGTGTTACACCTACTTCATCATTAATCATAACTTTATTGTCTTCAGGCAATTCACCTTTGACACTAATGTCTTCTAAATTTAAGTCATATTTGACTGTCTCCATGCATCCTTCACTCGGACAACCAAATGCTAACTTTGATGTTTCACCAATGGATGCTGACCTGATTTTTACAAATAACCATTCCAAGTCAACCATTGCGAGGTTATCAACCTCTAATTTTTCAAAAGTTGTCGCAGTTATCATTTTCTTAACTGCAGACATTATTTCTTCTTGACTTTGACCTTCTTTTGCCATAACAAGAATCTTTTGTTCTTTAACTAGAAAAGGTCTGTATTCTATTTCTTGACCATTACTAGGTAAAGTTGTCCTATAAGTCGGTGTCGACTGTATCGGTAATGCCATAATTTACTCCATTATTATATTAACCACCAAATCTTCCACGGAAGTTGGTGAAGTTTCTCTTGACCTTTTTGGCCTGAGAGAGTGCTGTGTCTAGTGATGATAATCTACCGAGAATATCTCTAGACTTATTATTAAATCTTGATGCAACACTTAGTGCATCTAAGACTCCATTCAATTGGTTTCTACCTCTGTTATTTAGACCATTTGGAGATGGTCTATCTCCGTCATAAACTGGATGTTCTTCTCTTTCCATTGGTTTATGGTCAACGTATTCTGTTGTAAAATATCTGTATTGAAACTTAATAGTTACCGTTAAAGGTTCTGTTACAGAATTGGATAATGCAATTGCATCAAAGGATACAGGAAATGCTTCTTCTAAAGTTGCTTTTATTGTTTCTGTTGTGTCTCTTCGAAGATGATACACTTCTATTCTACCGATGTAATCATTGTAATAATTTATTTGTGGAAGTGTATCCGATGTTCCAGCAGTATCGGTGTTGGAAATAAAATCAGTCCATGCTTGTAGAATAAGTCTATCTTCGAAGTCATTATCACATATGAAAGATACTGAGAAATCAGCACCACCATCATCTACTTTACCAGTAGGCATATATCTTTCTTTACCGTATTCTGATACTGCTTGTGTTTCTACTGTTCTGCCTGGGATGTTTACACTTGTGCATCTTACTCCTTCTAATTTTAAACCTAAAGGAGGACAGTGAAAGTTAACCTCGTATTGATTACCCATTGCTGGAGACTTGAAGTTACCAAGTAAGTAATCTATTGTTCCTTGATTCTTTTCGTTAGGCATTTGCGATTATTCTCCTACTATCTGCATATACTGAATTCCCAGTTGCACCCACCCATTGTTGAGATGGTAACATTGCTGCAACATCCCAATACTTATATGGGACAACTCTAATTCCTCTTCCTATACGACCACCTATGTATCTTTTCAAACATGGTCTAAAATATTTCATACGTGAACTTGTTTTTAAGAAATCATATGTGATGAAAATTCTTTTAGCGAAGATATCTTCAACTCCGTCTTCTTCACCATAATCCCTTACCAGTTCAAATAGTTCACTTAAAAATTGAACTCTTTGTAGAGGTTGAATGTAATGTAAGTTCATTGCAAGAAATGTATCATTCCCTTCATCAACATCTACTATGATTGCAACTGGAAACCTATCCCAATAGGGTAATTTCTTTTTAGTCTTTGCATCATATGTAAACATAACCATCATTCCTATCAATGGTTGTGACTGTTTTAACAACACACCTTCGTCTTGTAGAGTGGTTGGACTAAGTCTTATATTTCTCAGTGATTCTCTAAACCAATCTAATGCTTCTTCTGATTTCTCTTCTAACTCTGAAGGTGATAAAGAATCGTATTGTTCCAGTATAGTTAGATTTTCAGACATATAACTATTTATACTTTACAATAGATTTTTATGTTATCATTTTCAAAGTATTTGTTGACTGGATTGAAATCTAGGAAGTGTTTCATGTTGTTTTTAATATCACCTTCGACATGCACAGGCACATCAGGTGATTCCGAGAAACAATCTTTTAGTTCTTCAGGAACAGAACCGTGATAGTAGGGACGTTTGTATCCATACATGGATGGAACACTTTCATTCCATTCATAATAATCTTCTCTATCTTCTTCAACATGTAATTCTAAAATGTTTTCTAGTTTATCAGTCCACATTCTTCGTGGAACATCTTTAAACACACCCCACCATTCATCAAAAGACATGACTGGAGAATCTATTAGATTATCTTTATCCCAAAAGATAAACTTTTGGTCGTAAGTTTCAGTGTGTATACTTACTTTAACTCTTACAGTGCCTGGATGGACTTTCCATACACCAGTATCTTTGAGTATTGCTTGAGGTAATGAATAAAATCCGACTGTATTGAAACAGTGTATAAGATACATTAACTTGATTGCTTGAAACATATGGACGTGTGGTTGTTCTCCACCTAAAACACCAAAAGTTTTTGCAGTTACAGGTTCTATGTCTATGTGTTTTAACATATGACAACTCCAATAACCAGTTTCGTTGACCTGAAAGAATCTTGGAGGTATGAAATTTTTGTTTTTCGCTTCACCAAGTGTAATTATCTTTGGTTGTGACACTTGACACACTTCATAGAACTGAGTTTTAAGTGGATAGAGGTTATTTTTGTTAATGTAAAGCATTTAGATATTTTTCCACTCGTTTTAGGTCTTGGGGAGTATCTACAGAGAGTCCAGCATCGTTTACTTCAATCATTTTAACATAAAAACCGTTCTCAACGTATCTTAACATCTCTACTTTCTCTCTTTTTTCGTTTTCACCTACTATTAAGTTGGGAAATAGACCTAACATGTGTCTTTTGAATGCGTAAAGACCCAATTGTTGATACTCACTTATGTTTTTTCGTGAATAATAGAGTGCTGTGTTGTCTTTTCCGAGTGAAACCTTCACAACATTCTCATCAAACGACTTAAAATCTTCTTGTATCCTAGTGTATGCATTCGATACACTAAAATTATCATCCAATCCACGGACAACTGCATCAATATTCTCAGGGTCAATGATTGGTTCGTCACCTTGTATGTTTACAAAGGTATGACCATCAATCAAATCTAATACTTTTGCACATCTATCAGTTCCAGTTCGACACTCAGTGTCAATTACAATGCATCTAATTTGATTTTGCGAACAATATGTGGAGATGCGATGGTCATCCGTCAAAACAACAATCGTGTCTAGTGTCTCTGCAAGACTTGCTTGATTGTAAACCCTTTGAATCATGGGTATACCATTTATAAGTTCAAGGGGTTTACCTTCAAATCGTGTGGATTTCCACCTTGCTGGTATTAATCCAACAACGAGATTAGATTTTTTATCGACTTCACTGAGACTTCGCACTCAACTTCTCCATAACCATATTCTGCATGTATAAAATCTACACCTGCTCTGTTTGCACAATACATATCTGATTCCATATCACCCACATAGTATGTTTCGTGTGGGTCTACATTACAGAATGCGATAGTATTTAGTAGTTGGTCAGGGGCAGGTTTTCCTCTAAGACCTTGTTTAGGTGAACAGACGTAATCAAACTTAGGAAATTTCTTTCCGTCTAGTATAAGACTTGCAATAACCTTCTTAACTCTTGTTATATCCTTCGATGTGCATATTGCAATCTTGTATCCTTTTCGTTTTATCTCTTCAAGTGTTTCAATTGCACCCTCATATATCTCAACTTCGTCAAGAATCATGTTTGATGCTTCATCATAAGTATTTTTGATTTGTTGTTGTGAGTCAGTTAGTCCTAACTCGTCCAGTATATCAAAGAATGGTTTTCCTATACCTTTTTTATATTCGGAAAAGGGGACATTAATGTTATGTTGAGAACATACTACACTCCATGAGTGTTCCATATTCTTAATGGAGTTGATTAAAACTCCATCTAAATCAAATGCAATTAGTTTTTTCATGTTAGGTGGTCTTCGGTCAATATTCTAAAACTGTATTTTCTATCCTTACAGTATTCATCTGCAGCTTTGAACTTTGCTTGATTGACCATATAAGTTCTCACTTCGTTTAACCAACTCTTTGTTCTTCTCTTTGGTTCTTTGGGTGGACTGAGTTGTCGTTTTGGTTTGACTTCTATGACTTCTCTAATCACTTGACCTTTTGAGTTGACATATTTTATATAGAAGTCGGGAAAGTATCTATGAGGTCTTTTGTCCACGGGAGATACATAAGGAATGATTATTGTTTCACTGCCCCATTCAATAATTTTATCGTTGTTATCGCAATAAACCATGAATCTACGTTCCCAAAGTGACCTATAGAATATCTTTGTAGGGTCTCCTTTGTATTTTTTATAGTTCTTCGGTTTAAACTTACCACTGTATGACATAAATAGATATAACCTTCATAGTATTATAGGTATTTATACATGGCATCAATAAACAAATTATTATCGAAAATCAATCAAGCAACATCTGCAATAAACTCTGTTAAAGGAATCAAATCCAAAATACAGGGTAAGGGATATCTTGCAAATGTAGATAAGTTGGTTGAACAGGCAGAAGAAGCAAAAAGAAAATTAGATAAACGTAGACAAAGTTTACAGAAGAATCAAGACGCTACAAACAAAGCAAAGAGTTTACGAGTTGCAAAACAACCACCAAAGGCACAAACTATAGAATTAAAATATCCACTAGATGAAGAATTATATAACTATCTCGAGTTCAATATTAGACCTAGAAGAAATAGAGGAACTAAGAACGGTAAAAATTTATTAAGTGATAAACAAACAGACATTTTATTATATGTTCCAAATGGTATAAGTAACGATGCAAAAGTATCGTATAGTGCAAAAGGAGTTGGTGTTGCTGCAAGGTCATTGATAGGAAGAAATACAGGTGCAATCGGTGAAGGTGGTGAGAATGTAGGAATGTCCATGAAGGATAATGCATTTTTTGACGGTCTAAATGCAATTGTTTCGAGTGGATTAAATTCATTAGCAAATAAAATGACTGGAGACCTTGTCAACTTTACACAGGGTCAGGCAGTCAACCCTATGAAAGAACAAATGTTAGAGGGAGTTGAATTTAGGTCTTTCAATTTTAATTTTTCATTTTATCCTAGGTCTAAAAAAGAAGCTGCAAGAGTAAATGACATTATATGGAATTTCAAAACTGCTATGTTACCTGATACGTTTGGTTCAGATGAATCTTCAGCAGACGTAGAAAACTATTTCAATTATCCAAATATAGTTGATATAAAATGGAATGGTGATATTGCAAAAACTATGGATGGTTTCTTACCTTGTGTTATTACAGATTGTAATGTAAAGTATGGTGAAAAGTTTGCAACATTTGAAGACGGACAACCAGTATCAGTCACTATGGATTTAGGTGTAACTGAAATTAAGATATTGACACAAGAAACCTATCAACAGATTGCTGCAAGTGGAACATCTGATAGAATTTCTCCACCTGAAGATATAGGTGAAGGACAAATCAGTCTTCTCGATACAAATAGGACGGGTGGATAATGAGTAATAAACTATTTGCAAATATACCTGAAATACAATACAAGTTAAATGATAAACTTGTTACAGTCAAAGATTACTTTCGTAAGGCAAAGATTGATTCTGCAAAATTAGATTCAATCATTGAATATGAGTTATACGATTTGGGTGACGGTGAGAGACCTGATGTATTAGCAACCAAACTTTATGGTGATGGTGATTTACACTGGGTGTTCTTTCTAGTAAACGAAATAGATAATTATTATGATTGGTATAAAGATAGTGAAACCTTTAATAATTATATCTCCAAAAAATACAGTGGTCAATACCTAGTTGGTTCTCAGACTTCTGATATCATAACTACATCAAGTAAGTTTCTAGTCGGAGAGAAGATAACTAATTCAACTAAATCAGGACACGTTCTAAGTGTCGAACCTTTACACAAAAGAATAAGAGTAGACGTAGATACATTCTCAATAGGAGATATAGTAACTGGTTCAAATAGTTCAAAATCATTTACAGTTAGTTCTGTATTGACTCCATCCGATGCACCAAATCATTATAAGAATTCTGATGGTATTAAAAGAACTGATTCAGCAGAGGGATATACTGCAGTTACTAATTTCGAAGTTGAACAAGAAGAAAACGAAAAGAAAAGAACAATTAAAATTATTAAACCAAACTACATAAGACAGATAGTATCACAATTTGAAAGAGTGATATCCAAGTAAACTATGGAAAATTTTAAAGCGGGTGCTTTTTACCTAGACGCCCTAACATTGGTAAATCAAGATGGTGAGTCTACAGATATCACTAACCTTTGTGTTGGGTTTAGTCTGTATGAAAGTATATACAAAAAATTTATTACTGGTGATGTATCTATATTTGACGGTCTAAATCTAATCAAAAACTTTAAGATGACGGGTCAAGAATATGTCCGTATCAATATGAAACAAGTGGAAGGTGTTGGTGACAGTGCTGAAAATGAATTCTCGATTGATAAAACTCTCAGAGTATATAAAGTAAAAAACGTTAACAGTCCAAAAGAAAGTTTAAACACTTATGTGTTATCTTTATGCGACCCACGTATGTTCTTTACAAGAAGAAAAAGAATTAGTAAAGTATTGAGAGGTTCATATGACCAAATGCTTCAAAACATGTTGATTGATGAAGCACATATCCAACCTGAAGAGTTTGACCACTGGGAAAAAACACTTCCTGAGAATATGCAATTTATTTGTCCTAATTGGACTGTTTCAAGTTTCATGGATTATGTTATAAACAATGCAAATAAGTCACCCAATCCATCATATAGAAACGGCATGTTCTTTTACCAAACACTTAATGGTGGATTTAGATTCAAATCAATTGATGAAATGTTTGAGGCAGAGTTCCCATTAACCTTCTCAAAACGTCCAAGGTCAGGAACACTCGATACAGAACAAATTGATATCAACGCAGCTGAAGGTTTGAATACACAAATTATAAATTTTTACAAACCACAAATCTTTGATACACTTAGAGGAACTATCGGTGGTGCTTATGCATCGAGTATGAAAGTATATGACCCAGTTAGAAAAATAGAAGAAGATGTATACTATGATATGGAGGAAACCTTCGATAGAGGTAAACACTTATCAGGTGTTCCTATGATTTTAACAGACGGTAAAAAAGAATTTTTAGAAAAGACTTTGACAACTGGTGAAGTAATAGATAGAACAGTATCACCTGAAGTAACTGAAGTGGATGTCGACCTTGCACCAAACAAAGTTCCTGATTCAATAGTGTTATACGATTACACTACACTTCATCCTTTTGATAATTCAACAGATATAACAGAGAAAGAAAACTTTGAAGGACATAAAACATCTGATAATGCAAGATTGGAAAGACGTGCAATGTTAGAGATATTACAACAACATAAAATTGTAGTGACTATTCCATTGAGAACAGATTTATCAGTTGGAACTATTGTAGTGTTAGAAATACCTGAACCTGAAACAGGAAATCAAAATGATGATAAAGCAAACGACAAAAGATATTTGATTACTGATATTGCAATCAATGCCAATCCAACATCGAATACAGGTCAACTAGTTATGGAATGTGTTAAAGAAAGTTTTGCAGTAGACTTGAGAGATATCAGTCCACAAGAAAACATGGAAGGCCCTGAGGAAATGTGATGAAATACTTTTACGGAATAGTTGAAGATAGACAAGACCCTCTCATGATTGGGAGAGTGAGAGTTAGGGTTCATGGTATCCATACAGATAATAAATCATTAATTGCAACTCCCGATTTATCGTGGTCACAAGTTATACTACCAACAACTGCTGGTGGACTTTCAGGTTTTGGAACACAACACGGACTCGTAGAAGGGTCTACGGTAATTGGATTCTTTAGAGACAGTGAATTCATGCAAGACTTTGTAGTAACTGGTGTTGCAACTGGTATATCACAAGCAGGATATAAAGAAACTATTACTGATGAATTATTAGAAAGAGGAATCGGTAAAGGGTTTAATGACCCAAGAGGATTGACACTTGATGACTATACAGATAAACCCGATGGTGCAAACTCTGTTGAACATCCTCTTAGAACTTTTGGATTAACAACTGCATTAGATACAGCACCAAAGAAACCTGAATCATTAGAAATTAAATATGATGCAACAGGTTCTACTATCACCAATCCTGAGTTGACTGTAGATGATTTACCTTACTATCCATTATACACCGATGAATCAGATTTGTCAACTTATGCAAGAGGAACAGCAGATTACACTCCGAGAGATGTGAGTGAAGTCGGTGGTATTCCTTCTGTTGCAAAACCAGTGTATCCTTATAACAAAGTTATAGAGACTGAGTCAGGTCATGTCATAGAAGTGGACGATACACTTGATGCAGAGAGACTTGCAATCGAACATAGGTCAGGAACATTCCAAGAAGTTCATCCCGATGGTAGTGTCGTTCAAAGAATCGTCAACGACAATTATCAAATCATTGCAAAGAACGATAAAATTTATATTGCTGGAGATGCAGACCTTACAGTAGAGAAAGGAAATGTGACAATCAATGTTAACACTGGTAATGTAGATATGAAAGTGTTAAAAGGTAATGTCACCTCAGAGATTACAGAAGGAAATCTTAAAGCAGATATTCTCAAAGGAACAACAGATGTATTATCAGAAGGTAAGATTACAATTACTGGTAATAGCACAACAGAAATTATATCGGACACAACAATTACTGGAACACTAACAGTATCAGATGCAACTACTTTACAATCAACATTAGATGTCAGTGGTAAACAGACAAATTCAAGTAGTATTACTGCAAGTGGAGAAGTTACAGGTAAGGGTGTCAAACTTTCAACACATACACATACAATTGCCTCAGGTTCTTCTGCTGGAAAGACAAAGAAACCTGATTAGTTTGTATAAATAGTATTATGGTAGATTACGTAGTCAACGAAGGTAAAACAGTCGCAAAGAAGGATTTGTATTCTGATTTGAACTTGCAATTCACTCCTCATCCAATCACGGGTGATGTGACTCGTAAAACTGATACAGATGCAGTTCGTAGAGCAATAAGAAATATTGTATTGACGAACTATTATGAGAGACCTTTTAAACCAGGCTTCGGTGGAAACTTGATTGGACTATTATTCAATTTAGACACTGATAGGGGATTAAGAAAAGTATCGGAACAATTATCAGAAACAATACGAACATTCGAACCTAGAGTTAGAGATGTTTCAGTAAGAGTCAATAACGAAGGTATGAATACCAATACTCTTGAATTGACTATTTTTTATAGTATAGTAAATGGTTCTAGGAATCAAGAGTTAAGTTTAACAGTAAGTAGGGCACGATAATGGCAATTAAGAGTTCACAAATCAACGTTACAGATACAGATTTTGACGATATCGCTTTAGGTATCAAAGATTATTTAAAAGGACAAGATAAATTTAAAGACTACGACTTCGAAGGGTCGACCATGTCAGTATTGATTGATATGTTATCTTATGCTGCTCATGTTTCTGCAGTCAATACAAATATTGCTGGTAGTGAACTGTTCTTAGATTCTGCTCAAATCAGAAAGAACGTTGTATCCCGTGCAAAAGATTTAGGTTTTGTGCCTGGTTCAGAAACAGGTTCAAAAGCAATTGTCAATGTCGAAATCAAAAACGTTAGAAATGCAGATTCAACTTACCCGACAACAAGTGAAATGGTTATCCCACGTGGTAATATATTCACAACAGTATACGATGGTTCTACATACGAGTTTGTAGTTCCTTCTTCAGTCCAACCTTCACAAAACGGAACAACATATAACTATACAGATGTCAATCTTGTTCAAGGAACATATGCTTCAGATACATTCGTATATGATTCACAAATACAGAATCAGAAATTTGTATTATCTAATCAGAGAGTTGATAAACAATATATCAATGTTGCAGTTAACTCAGGTGGAGTATCTTCTGCATATACATTGTCAACAAACGTATCTAATATTACAACAACTTCAAAAGTATTTTACGAACAAGAAAACGAAGATGGATTTAGAGAAATCTATTTTGGTGATGGAGTATTAGGAAATCAATTATTAGACGGTGATATTATCACTGTAACTTATATTGTTGTAAACGACTTCCATGCAAATGGTGCTAAAAACTTTATAATGCAAAATGCAGTCAATGGTTTTTCAAATGATGTAGTAACAACTGTATCAAATGCAAGTGGTGGTGGAGAAAAAGAATCAATCGAATCAATCAAGTTTAAAGCAACAAAGTTTTACACTTCTCAAAATAGACTTGTAACACTTAACGACTATAAAGCAAAGATTTCAGAATACTATCCAAACGCAGATGCAGTTGCAGTGTGGGGTGGTGAAGATAACGACCCACCCGAGTATGGTAAAGTGTTTGTTGCACTCAAACCAAAGAACTCAGACTATCTATCAGAGACAGAAAAGAAAACAGTAGTAAATAGTTTGAAGGGTCTAAATATGTTGACAGTAAGACCTACAATCGTAGACCCTGAAATCATTAAGATATTAGTTTCAACAACATTCAAATATAACGCAAACGCAACAGAACTTTCTAAAGGAGAATTAGAAGCAGTGGTCACAAATGCAATCAACGACTTTGACTCAACAAATTTAAAAAACTTCGACTCAATCTTTAGACACTCAAACATTGTTCGTGCAATCGATGATTCAAATAGTGCTATACTCTCTAATATTACAAACATTAGATTGAGAAGAGCAGTAAAGGTTAAGACAGACACTTCAAGAGGTGTCACAATAGAATTCGGAAACGGATTATACAATCCACATAGTGGACACAATGCAAATTCAGGTGGAATAGTATCCACAACAGGTTTTAAAGTTTCAGGTGATTCAGTAAATCTACAGTTCTTCGATGATGACGGAAAAGGAAATCTAAGAAGATATTACTTGTCAGGTTCAACTAGAATTTATCAGGATAATACTGCTGGAACAGTAGATTATTCAACTGGAAAAATTGTTATCAACAGTATCTTCTTTACGGAGACAGATAATGCAGATAACTCTATTAACTTTACCGTAGTCCCAAGTAGTTCGGATGTGGTCGCAACGAGAGGCGCTCTCATTGATATCGACCAACAGTCTATTTCGGTCAAAGGTGAAGTTGACACCATCGCAAGTGGTGAATCAAGTGCTGGAGTTGGTTATCAATCCACATCTAGTGCTTCTTATTAATGAAATAAGTGATTCAAGACGGTAGGTTCCGTGCTTGAAGTAGCATCCCATTAACTTGGTTTTTATAGGAGTAAACTAAAATGGCAGATAAAAAAATTAGTGCATTAACAGCGGTAGCAGATTCTGAAATCGGTGCTGATGACTTACTACATATTGTAGATAACCCTGGCGGAACACCCGTCAACAAAAAGATGACTATCGGTCAACTTTTTGAAAACATTCCAACTCACCTTGCAGTAGATGACATTACAACATTAACTGCAACTGCAAGTAACCTTGCATCTTCTTTTGCAACTGCAATTGATGGTTCAGGTTTCTCAGGTTCAGTTACTTTCACATTAGATGATGGAACTGATACTGGTCAGTTGAAAGCAATTTGGATGAAAGATAGAGGAAGTTATGACGCTGTTGTGAATGTCACAAGTTCATACGAATCACACTTATCATCAATCACCTTCAATACACAAGGTGATGCTTGTATCCTTATGTGGGATGGAAGTGGATGGTTTGTCCTTTCAAACTACGGTGCAACGGTAGCATAATATGCATAAAGATTCAGAAAGTCTTCAAGATAGACTAGGAACGATTCTTCCCGATTTTATTCGTGAGGAAGCGCCTGTCTTTGAGTCTTTTCTGAATGCATATACCGAATACTTAGAGTCAGAAATAATCACTCTTGAATCTCAAGAGACGATTGATACTCTATTATTAGAAGATGGTGTTAGTTCCATGGTATTGGAAACTAGCACCGTCTCACCTTCACCCGACCAAGACTCTTCAAGAATTGCATTCGAATCAACAGTTACTAATACCAATCAAACTGCATCACCTTTTACAGAGGGTGAATATATTGTTGGTAGTAAATCGAAGTCAGTTGCGAAGATTAATGTTATACACGGAAACACCTTACACATATCTTCCGTATTAGGTGAAGGATTCTCTAGTGGTGAAAAGATTACTGGTAGAGAGTCGAATCAAATAGGTGTTATTGGTTCATACAAACAAAATGCTTTAGAAGCAAACAACAGATTACTACAAACTTCAGATATTGATACAACGTCTGAAGAGTTTTTACAGTATTTCCAAAATGACTTTATCCCTTCATTGGATATTGGTGATACTGCAAACAAAAGATTAACAATCAAACACATTAAAGACCTTTATCAAAATAAAGGAACTGCAGACTCAGTAAAATTCTTAATGAAATTACTGTATGGTCAAGATGCAGAAGTAAGATATCCCGACAACGAAACAATCTATGTTTCTGAATCAGATTATAATGAAGTCAGAAGGGTTCGAGTTCAAGTAACTTCAGGCCCACCAGTTGCAACAGATAGAATGATTCAATTTAGGCCTGGTAGTTCTACAATTATAGATGCAGAAGCAGTTGTAGAGAATGTATTCGTTGATTCAGTTTCAGAAAAAAGATATTCATTAGAAATTACAGAGAATCATATTGGAACTTTCACTGAAGGAAGTGAAGTTACGTTTATCGATAGAGACGGTTTAACAGAATACAAAGGAACACTTATAGGTGTTATCAATGGAGTGTCAAATGACTCTTCAGCAACATACGTTGCACACGATGATGACGGAGATATTCTTTTAGAAAATAATTTCTTAACTGGAACACTTACACTTACAACAGATTCAACAACATTATCAGGTTCAGGAAGTAAGTTCTTATCAGAAGTATCAGAAGGTGATATATTAACTTATGTTGTATCAGATACAACTTATACAGTTACAGTAAATAAAATTTTAAGTGATGATGAAATCACATTGACTGCAAATCCTTCAGTTGCATTGTCGGGTGAAAACCTATTACAAAGTGCAAATCATGGTGGCGGTCTTCTTTTAGAATATGCATCACTTGGTTCTCTATACTCTTTTAATGATAACATAAATTTCCAAGGAAGTAAAGAGGACATCGCAAATAATTCTACAGAAAATTGTAGAACAAGAGTTGACGGATTATCAAAAGGTGAAGTTCAACACATCTATATCGAAGATGGTGGACAAAACTATGAGGCAGGAGATTTAATTGTCTTTGATAATGACGGAACCAGTGGTGGTGGTGCAGAAGCAATCATTGGTGCTGTTGGTGATGAGGCATTACTCGAAGCACAAACACAATTTGGTCACTATGAATTCGATGGTGTCAATGGTCAATCACTTTATGGTGGGCCTGGAGTTAGAGATAAGTTCGGTCAACTTATAATTTTTAATGATAATGAATTAAAAGTTTTCGTAGACGGAATTTTACAAACTCCTTCAACTTCTTATAGTGTAGGTGATTACACTTCAAAAAATGACAGGGTAACATTTACAAATGCATTGTCGGGTGGAGAACGTGTAGAGTTCTTTACAGATTTCAATAGACTTGTATATGAGAATGATGACCCTCTTGCATTAGAAACTACTGTAGGAAACATTAGAAGTGTTAAAATACTAAACGGTGGTGGAGGATATACACAAGTTCCTAAAGTAAATCCAGGCGGATTCTTATATCTTGCAGATGTATCAGGATTCCAAGAAGATGAAGTTGTTCAAGGACAAGACTCAAATGCAACTGCTACTATCATTCGTGTCGAATCAGATAAGAGTAGATTAGTTGTAAAAAGATTAGATACAGATACAGGTGCTTTCCAACAAACTGAAACAATCGTTGGTCAGACATCCACCACAACAAGAGCATTATTACAAGCAAATGTATCTAGTGGAACAGGTGCAAAACTATTTGCATATTCAGATAACATTGGTGGTGTAAGGTCTGTAAACATTTACAATCAAGGTAGTAAATTCACAATGAACGGTATTGTTTCAAGTGACTCTTACTATCCTATGTTGATTACAACTCCAACGTCAACACCTTTTAAAGGTTTGACACTCACTGGCGAGGTCTCAGGGACTACTGCAGAGGTTTTAAGATACGATGCAGACAGACACATCATGACTTACACAAACCTACAGGGTTGTTTCCTTGAAGGTGAAAATGTTAAGTTTAATACAAATGATAACTTTGATGTTCTTAAAAATAATCCTTACAACGCAAGAGGTCAGTTCGGTGGTGAGGGTAAAATGCAAGAACAATTTATCACCGACAAAGGTGCATTGAATGCTCAATCAGCACATTTACAAGATAGTTCGTATTATCAAACACACTCCTATGTTGTAAAAGTAGGTGAGTCTATTAACAAGTATAGGTCTATACTGAAAGACTTGATTCACCCTGCTGGACATGTATTCTTTGGTGAGGTTGGTATCACTAACTCTATTAATACAGTTGTAGAGAATCAGATATCAAGTATTAAAACAGTTATCTTTATATTAGAACCAGTTCTAAACACTGGGCCTGATGCATTCTCTAACTCATGGAGAACATGGATTCTTCATGCAGATATGACATCAACAGGGCCTGAAGGTGGATTCGCACTCTTATCATTAGATGAAGCAGGTCAACCAACTGCAAATACAGACCCAAGAACGGGTGGTTCAATTACAGAACCAAGAACAGAGTATGGTGATTCATCACATAGAAACAGACACGTTAATATTATTAAGATACAGTCTTTTGATGAGACACCTATCAACACTCCTATTGCAAGGGGTGAAGTAAGAAGTATCGGTTCAGTCAATTTAAGAGATACAGACGAAGTATTAGATTATCATAATAGAAAATTCATCGCAGCAGACCAAGGTAAGATACAATATGGTTATTCACCAGTCGATGAGAAACTTATTTTAGAAGATGGTGGTCTAATTCAGTTGGAAGATGAGATATGTTTACTAAGAGGTGAACCTAGAATCAACGCAGAGGTCAAAGGTGTGTTTGGTGACTTCTTTGAAATGGAAGATGGTGAGTCTGTAAGATTAGAATCAGCAACAACAGACGAAGAGATATTCTATTTTGTAACTGAAAACTCAATCGAAGTAAATGATAAATTCGTTTTATTTGAAAACGGAGATAGATTAATTGCAGAAGATGGAAGTCCTATCGTTGACGAACATAGTTCAGAGAACTCAAACGCAAGTTATGCTCCTCTTGGGTCTACTAAGAAGAGTCTAAATATAATACAGAATCAAAACACATACAGAATATCATATTACCTCAAAGATGAAACAGATGAGGATGATATTTTGATGGAAGATGGTTATGGAAGCATTCTAAGTGAAGAATCCATACCTGAAGGAATAAGAATTTACGATTTAAACGATATGTATCCGAAGAGATACATACCAACTTTTGAAACACATGCGAATCAAAGAACAAATTTTGCATTTAGTTCTTACATTAAGTCTGCATAGTGTTATAAATAGTATATAAATATCTGAGGAGATAAATTAAAATGGCAGCAATCATAACAGAGAAGTTTCGAACTCACAATGCGAAACAATTCAGAGAGGACTTTGGTGAATCCGCTTCATCAACGTATATTTTTATAGGAAGGTCTTATCCATGGACGGATGACACTTCACCCCCAACACCAGTAAACGGTGTTAGTGAGGAAATGGATGCATTTTCAGACATGCTTTCACTTAAGAAAGTAGGTATTTCTGATGTATCACATGGTATCACAAGATATGACTGGACTTCAGGTCAAACATATGACGAATACGGTCATGATATCAGTGCATCTAACACTTCAACAGGAAACAGTTCAAACAATTTATGGGATGCAAGGTTCTATGTAATGACAGATGACTATAACGTCTATAAATGTCTTAGAACTGGTAGAGATTCAAACGGTGCAACAGTTGAATCAACTGTTAAACCAACAGGAACAAGTGCAACAGACTTAGTTTATACTTCAGATACAGGCGCTGCCAACGGTTATATTTGGAAGTATATGTTCTCTGTTTCTGCATCAGATACAATTAAATATGTTACCTCAGACTTTATCCCAGTTAAAACATTGGGTGCAAAAACAGGAGTTGGTGGTTCAGGAACTAACGGTGAGTTAGGTTCTTCTGCAACTAACGATGGTTCTGCTCAGTGGGATGTAGAGAATTCTGCAGTTGACGGTGCAATTTATCACGTTAGAGTTTCTAACGGTGGTTCAGGTTACACTAACGGAACATACACTGGAGTTGTAGTGGACGGAGATGGTTCAGGTGCAACTTGTGAGGTTGTTGTCGGTGGTGGTTCTGTTACTTCAGTATCAATGACTGCTGGTGGTTCACCTGCTTATGGTTCAGGTTACAGACGTGCATCAATTGATATCGATAGTATCTCAGGAATCGGTAGTGGTTCAAACGCAGTAGTTGTTCCAGTAATTTCACCTATGAATGGACATGGTGCTGACGCAGTTGAAGAACTAGGTGGAAACTATGTAATCGTTAACTCAAGATTCGAGTTCAACGAAGGTTCAGGTGACTTCCCAACAGATAACGATTTCAGAAGAATTGGTCTATTACAAGACCCATTCACAGCAGGAACAACAACAGTTGCAACAGGAACAACTCTTTCGGCAGTAAGTCAAATGACACTATCAAACGTTTCAGGTTTATCAGTAGATGATACTGTAATGGATGCATCTTCAAACGGTGATTCAGTTGCAGTAGGTATCATTACTTCAATCAACGGAAACGTAGTATCGTTTTTACCACAGGCAAACAGTGGTGGTGAGTATGTAAACTTCTCAAGTGGAACTGCTTACAAAAATGGTGTCTCAATTGGAACAATTAACTCAGTAAGTGCTTCTTTCCCTGAAGTGGAAAGATTTACTGGTAACATGTTGTATCTTGAGAACAGAGGTGCTGTAACACGTGCTTCAGACCAAATTGAAGATATTAAACTAATTATCGAAATGTAATATTGGGGACAATTATGTCCCCTAAAACAGGTTAAGGAATTATGCCAGAGAAAACTGATTTAAACATATCACCATATTACGATGACTTCTCGGAAGATAAGAAATTTCAAAAAGTTCTTTTTAGGGCAGGTCGTCCTTTACAATCTAGAGAATTAACTCAGACTCAATCTATTTTACAAAACCAAATAGAAAGATTTGGTTCACATATTTTTGAGGAGGGTTCATTAGTAACTGGTGCTGAATCAGACATAGACATGGAAATGTATTATGTCAAGTGTAAAAGTGCGAATCCAAACTCAGCAGGTGATTCTTCAGTAGAGTCTTACAGAACATCATTCCACCAAAAATTTATTCAAGGTAAATCTTCAGGTGTTGTTGCACAAGTATTCAACTCATCTGCAGAAACTTCAGATGATAAGTTAACACTATTTGTTAAATTCCTATCTCAAGGAACAGATTCAGCAAACTCATCAGTATTCTATGGTAACGAAGATTTAAGAGAGGTTACACTTGGTGAAGATGGAACAATTACACCAGTCAGTGGTAACAATAATGAGTTTACAGTTGAAGTAACTACAGAAAGACCAATTGGTCGTGCTTCTATTGCAAGTATAACAGAAGGTGTTGTCTTTGTTAGAGGATTCTTTTGTAAGGTTGATGAACAAACATTAATTTTAGAAAAGTATTCAGGTAAACCTTCTTATAGAGTTGGTTTAGAAATCTCAGAATCACTTATATCTTCTGCAGACGACTCATCTCTATTAGATAATTCACAAGGAACAACAAACGAGAATGCTGCTGGTGCTGACAGACTTAAAATGGGTCTTACACTTGCAAAATATACTCTAGACTCAACAGAAGATACAGACTTTATTGAACTTGCAAGAGTTAACAAAGGTATCTTAGAAGTTAAAATTAGTAAACCTATGTATTCTGAAATTCAGAATGCAATGGCAAGAAGAACATTTGATGCGAATGGTGATTTTGTATTAAGACAATATACACATTCAATCAGAGACCATTTAGATACAGGTATTAATAGAGGTTTCTATTCCCTTGCAAATGGTGGAGATGAATCCAAGTTTGTATTCCAAGTATCGCCTGGTAAAGCATATGTTAAAGGTTTTGAAATTGATAAAGTAGGAACTACTAACTTATCAATAAACAAAGCAAGGTCAACACAATCACTTGCAAATACAAATACACCAGTTAGACTAGGTAATAAATTAAAAGTTAAAAATACACACTCATTCCCTGAGTTTGGAAATGAGACAGGCCCAACACCACATAACGAAATCTATCTTTTAGATTCAACTCCAACAAGTGGAACAGTTCCAACAAGTGGACGTATCGGTGTTGCACGTGCAAGAAGTGTTGATTTAGAAACTGGTTCTGTATCAAGTGGTATCTTTGCAGACTCATCAGTATTCAACGTATACCTATTTGATATCAAAATGTATACAAAATTATCAGGAACAGTAAGTGGAATATTTACTGCTGGAGATAAACTTGTAAGTAATTCAGGTGCAACTGGTATTATTGCAGAAACAGTAAACAGTGGTTCTACAATATTAGTATATGATGTTGTCGGAACATTTGGAAGTGGAGATACAATTACAACTGAAGGTGCAACCTCAGGGACAACAACACTAACTGCAGTTAGAAATTACAATATTGACCGTGCAAGAGGTGTTGCACAAAATGCTACATCATCTTCAAACGAAGACTTTACTGCAGATGTTGTTCTAGATTCAGATAAAGTTCTAACTGGAACAGTCACCATCGGAACTAATACATCTGTTACAGGTTTCGCAACTCAGTTTACAAAAGAATTAAAAGAAGGTGACGTGATAGTAGACGGTGGAGGAACAGAAAGAATAGTTTCTTCAGTAACAAGTGATACAGCATTAACATTAACTTCAAATGGTTCTGTTGCATTTACAGGTAACGCAGTTAGAAGACGTGCAAGATTAATTGACCAAGACCAAACTGCATCTATCTTCGCATGGCCAAGAGACTATGTTAAGACACATAGTGGTGACTTTGTAACAGTTAAAAGACAAGAGATTGTAACAGTAACATCAAACGCATTCTCATTATCAACAGGTGATGATGCAACATTCGGTGACAGAAGCACTGATAATTTTAACATTGCATGTATCAAACAAGATTCAGGAAATACTGCTGGAACATCTTTTGCAGAAGGTGACTTAATCGATGTAACAACATTAAGTGGAACACCTGCTTCTTCAGGTAGTGGTCAGACATTATCATTGACTGTTCCTGCTGATAACAATGATGCAAAACTATTAGTATCATATACTGTTCAGAAGAATACAACAAGTTTAACAACACAAACATCAAGACAAAAGACACTTAACCAATCAAGATTATTACAAGTAGGAAGTGCAAGAAGTGCTGGTGGTTTCTACGGAACTGCATACAATGATAAAGAAATATCATTAGGTGTTGCAGATGTATTTAAAATTCATGGAATTTATGAAGGTGTTGGTGGTGCTGACCCATTACCAGCAAGTGCAACCTTTACAGTAAGTTCAGGTTCATTCTCAGTTCATGAAATTGTCAAAGGACAAACATCAGGTGCAAGGGCAAAACTAATCACTTCAGGTGGTTCAACATATTACTACTATTACATTAGTGGAACATTTACAGATGGTGAATCAGTGGTTGGTGAAACTAATTCAGGTGTTGCAACACTTTCAAACATTGCAGTAGGTTCACCCAATATCAAAAACAACTTTACCTTTGATGATGGTCAAAGAGATGGTTACTATGACTTATGTAAACTAGTAAGAAAGACTGGAGTTCCAACACCAACAGGTAAACTCTTAATATTATTTGATTACTTCACATCTAGTGCTGGTGATTACTTTGATGTTGAATCATATTCATCAATCGACTATGGTGATATCCCAGTATACTCTCCAAACAGAGTAGACTTAGGTGGATTAGAACCCGATGGAACATTCGAATTATCAGATGCAGTTGACTGTAGACCAGTTGTCGCAGACATAATTGGAACATCAGGTTTTGAATCAGCAACTATGAATCCAACTTCACCAGTTGATATATCAGATTCGCTTTCAGGTGGTATTACTGTATCTCCTTTCAAATATGAAAGTAGAGATTTCTCAAGTTCGAATGGTGCTGTTGCACAAGACACACCAGTGCCTGGAAGTAGTATAGTAGGTGATATCAGTTTTTATGTTGGAAGAATCGACAAAGTGTTCTTACACAAATCAGGTGCATTCCAAATATCTTCAGGCATACCTTCATTAACACCAACGAAACCAAACGCAGTTGATGAAGCAATAGAATTATTTGAACTTAAAATACCTGCTTATACAAACAAGTTAAAAGATATTAGAGTCAGGTCACAAGACCATAGAAGATTTACAATGAAAGACATCGGTAAGATTAATAACCGTGTCACAAACTTAGAAAGAATTACATCTTTATCTTTATTAGAAAGAGATACACAAACAAAACAGGTTTTAGATGCTGATGGTTTCGATAGATTCAAGTCAGGTTTCTTAGTAGATAATTTCAGAGGACATAGAGTTGGTGATGTAAACCATCCCGATTATCAAGTTGCAATCGACACAAAACTTGGTGCAATGAGACCTAAGTCTTATTCTCAATTCTTTGATATTGAGTTTAACTCTGCATTATCTCAAAACTTCCAAAAGACTGGAGACTTAATTACTTTACCATATGACCAAGTAACATATGTAAATCAAGATAAGGCATCAAGACATATCAATGTCAACCCGTATCACGTATTTAACTTCTTTGGAACAGTTAAATTAACACCTGAGAATGATATATGGAATGACTCAGAACAATTACCTGAAGTTAGAATCAACAGAGAAGGTAACTTTGATGCAGTTCTTGCTGAGAATACAAACTCATTAGGAACAGTTTGGAACTCATGGCAAACAACATGGGCAGGAGAACCTAACGTAGTATCAACAGAAGTTCAAGCAACTTCTAACGGTTCATGGAGTGGAGACCCAACACAAGGTGGTGAATGGACTTCAGGTATACAAGTATCAAGAGAAGTCACTGAAACTGTAGAGACACAAACAAGAACAGGTGTAACAACAAGTGTTGTAGAAGACTTCGTAGAAACAAGAAACGATAGAGTTGTATCCGTATCAATTATACCGTTCATGAGAGCAAGAACAATTGAGATTGATGCGACTAACTTAAAACCAGGCACAAACCATTACTTCTTCTTTGACGGAATAAATGTAAATGCATTCGTAAGACCTTATAACACAACTTATTCACAAGATGGTGGAACAACAGTTTCATCAAATCTTAAATCAGATGGTAATGGTAGACTAAGAGGATACTTCGATTTACCTAACAATAACTCACAAAGATTTGCAACTGGTCAAAGAGAATTAAGAATTACATCTTCATTCTATGACTTGTCAAATCCAAATTCACAAGCATCAGGTGTTTATCAGGCACAAGGTCTATTACAATCTAATCAAACAGAAATTACTTCTACAAGAAACGGTAGAGTAATTATGGAAAGAATATCAGGTCAGAGGGACTTTATCAGAAGAGGTGAGAGAATGAACGCAGAAGAGTTCGATATTATCGCACCTGAAATAATAATGCCACCTCCACCGATTCCAAATATTCCAATTCCGATAAACGTTGCTGCTATTGAAGAACCAATATTTGAGGCACCTGATATACCTATCGATACAATTGAATTACCTTTCGTTCCACCGATAGCGCCTGTATTACCACCGCCACCACCTCCAAGGTTACCGATACCTGAGCCAGAACCTCCTATATTTGCACCTACAGCATTGGGTAGTGCTCCTGTAATGTTTGATAGAGAATTAAGAAGATTTAATTTCATTGATATTTCAGATAGAGGTTGGGGTGACCCACTTGCACAATCATTTATTGTAGAAAAGTCAGGTGGTATGTTCATGACATCTATAGACCTATACTTCCAAGCAAAAGATGGAACACTACCAGTGTCCATCGAAGTTAGAACTATGGATAACGGATATCCAGGCAAGACAATCTTACCGTTCTCAACAGTTACTAAGAACCCATCAGAAGTGAATGTATCACAAGACGGTTCAGTTGCAACTACATTTACATTCGATTCACCAGTTTATGTTGAAGAAAATGTTGAATATGCATTCGTAGTATATTCAAACTCAAACAATTATGAGTGTTGGATTTCTAGAATGGGTGAGAAAGACCTTGCAACACAACAAACAATTTCAGGACAACCATATGCTGGTTCTTTATTCTTGTCTCAGAATGCTTCCACATGGACTGCAACACAAGAAGATGACTTGAAGTTCCACATGAAACATGCACAATTTGATACTTCAAAACAACCAAAACTTACTTTTGAAAATAAATCATTACCAGTTGCAGACTTACAAGATAATCCAATCGAGACATTCGATGGTCAAACATATGTGAAAGTATATAATTACTTCCACGGAATGTATACTGAAAATTCACAAGTCGTAATTGATGGTGTAACTGGTGATAAATTAAATGGAGTATTGACAATAGGAACACCTAGTGTAAGTTCAACACCAAATGACGGAACATATAATCTATCAGGAGATGGATTAGATGTAGGTAATGGTTCGGGTGCAAATATTAAAGTAGTAGTCACAAATAGTGGAACAGATATTGTTGCAACTATTACAGACCCAGGCAGTGGTTATTCGACTTCTGATACGTTGACTTACTCAAACTTTGATGGTGGAAGTTCAGACTTAACACTTGCAATTGATTCAGTAGGAGATACACTTGGTGGTATTCCAGTAAGTGCAATCAACAGTTCATATACTGGTTCAGGAACAAATCTATCAAATATAGATATTGATTCATTTACAGTAACGCCTGATTTAACATCATTCGATTTAGATTCATCATACACTGCAAACGATAATGTATTGGGTGGTGGTGACAGTGCAACATGTTCTAGAAACTATTACTTCGATACACTTCACACTATGATTCCAAATTTAACTTTTGCAATGACTAGAATAAGTGGAAACGTATTGATGACACCTATGAATTCGCCTGAAGGTTATTCAAATAGAACTGCATACAGTAAGAGAACAAGTAACGAATTTATCACATTGAATGATAACGTATTCTTTGATTCATCACACGTTATTGCTTCTGCAACTAACGAAGGTGCATCACACTTACTACAGTCAGAAAAATCAATGACAACAATATTACAGTTAATGTCAGTGAATCCAAACGTGTCACCAGTTATCGATATCGCAACTATTGGTGCGATTGCAATCGGAAACAGATTAAATAAAATTGATTCATCAAGTGACGTTGTTACAGGAACTACATATGTTCCATCAACAGAAGCAGACGGTGATAACAACGTAATGGTGTATTGCACAAGAAAAGTTAACTTGAAGACACCTGCTTCATCTATTAAAGTGATTGCAGATGTGTTTAGACCACCTACAACAGAAGTAGAGTTCATGTATAAAGTATTAGAAAATGATATCTCAACGTCTTTTGATGATATAGATTGGAAATACTTTAATACAGATGGTTCACCCGATGTAACAATAGAAGCAGATGCAAGAAACTTTAAGGAATATGAATTTACAGTAGAAGACTTACCTGAATTCACTGCTTTCGCAGTTAAGATTGTAGGTAAAGGAACCAATACTGCAGTCGTTCCTTCGGTATCTGCATTGAGATGTATAGGACTTGCATAATGTCAGAGTATGTTAAGGTGGAAGGACATTCATCATTATTAAGAGATGAAGAATCCACTGCAATAGTTTCAACAGATATAAATGCATGGAGACTACAAAGAAGAAGGAAAGAAGTATTTAAGTCTCAGGTGAATGAGATAAATAACTTAAAGGAAGAAATTTCCGAAATAAAATTAATGTTAAACACTATATTAGAGAAAGTTCATGGCTAAAACAGTAGACCAATATTCAACATTAGAACAATTCAGAACTAGGTATAATGACCTTGCAAATGATGTCGGCGATATCAGTGGTCTTAGAACTGAAAATCAAGAGACTATTGTTGATGCAGTTAATAGTTTAGAAGATAAATCATTCTTCTTCCAAGAATTTATATTTACTGCATCTGCTAGTCAAACATCGTTTAGTGGTGCTGATGGTTTTGGAAACACTATGTCTTTCAGAACAAAAAGAGTTCAAGTGTATCTAAATGATAAACACTTAGTTGCAGATACAGACTTTTCTATTGGTGGATTCGGAGTTGTAAGTGGGAACACATATAGTTCACTTACACTTATAGGTTCGTATTCAGGTGGTGCAAGTGCTGGTGATAAACTTAGTGTATATGCATACACTGGTTCTTACTTAGGTGTAGTTGACACTGGTGCTGTATCAGGATTCTTTACTAACACTGCTGCACAATCCATCTATAATACAAACGATAGTGGTATAATATTAAATGGTGATGGAAGTAACAGAACAACTGCATTATCAGATTCGTCTAATTTTAATATTGAACTTGCTGGTAACACACTTGCAGATGGTAATTTAAAACTTAATACGGGTGGAACATTTACTGCTCCAACAATTACAGATGGAACTTTATCTATCAACTCAGGAACTATTAGTTCAGGTGTTGCGGCAACATTCAGTGGTGCTGTAACTGGTGGAAGTTTAACAGATGGAACTGCAACTATTACAGGTGGAACAGGAACAGGATTTAGTTCAATCACCTCTACATCATTTACTGGTAACCTCACTGGAAATGTCACTGGTGACCTCACTGGAGATGTCACGGGGACAGTTTCAAGTATTGCAAACCATGATACAGGAGACTTGACAGAAGGCAGTAATTTGTATTATACTGATGCAAGGGTAGACTCAAGAATGAGTGGTAAAGATTTAAACTTCTTTGATGATGTTAATTATACCACAACTCCAACAGCAGGTCAAATTCTAGTATGGGATAACGCAAATCAGTATTGGGAACCTGCTGACAATTCAACAACCTCAGATAGTATCACTGAAGGTTCAAACAATTTATATTTCACTAACGAAAGAGTTGACGATAGAGTCAGTGCATTAATCGTTGGTGGAACTGGTATCACTGCAACTTATAACGACTCTGCTGGAACATTAACACTAGATGGTTCTGCTCAATACGGAGACTCAGATGTTCAATCATATTTGAGTGGTGGTGACGGTTTAACATTAAGTGGTTCAGGAAGTTTTTCTGTAAATACATCTAACGGAGTTAAAACCGATAGTGACAATGTAGTTCTTGATTATGAAATAGTATCTTCTGCACCTTCAAGTGCTGGTTCTACATCGACTGGTCACTTATGGTTTGTAGTATGATATGTCTGATGAAATCTATGTAAATATAGGAACTACGTTCCAACAACCATACCAAGCACAACAACCTGCTATTGGTCAAACGCCTGCAAACGTTCAAGCAACAAGACAAGCGATTGCAAATGCACAAACACCTTTTACATATCAGAACAGACAACCTTCGACTTATAGAAATCCAGTAAACGCACAAAGTCCGTATATTGCAAATGCACAACAACCGTATCCACATCCAGTGAATGCGAACTATCCGTTCATTGCAAATGCACAAACACCTTATCCGTATATTGCGAATAGTCAAACACCTTATATTGCACAGGCAAGACAACCTTCGACTTATGCAAGACAAGGTAGGTCACCTTTTACATACGCAAGACAAGGTCAAAGTCCATTTACATATCAGGCACAAAGTCCATTTACATATAATAGTAGACAACCTGTAATATATCAGGTAACTTATCAACACCCTGCTACATATCAGGCAAGACAACCTGCTGCTTATAGAAACCCTGTTGGTTATCGTGTTCCATATATCGCAAATGCTCAGTATACTGCTCAACAACCAGCAAACAAACAAAGTCCATATATTGCAAATAGACAAACTCCATATGAAGCATCTGCTCAACAAACAGCAACATATATTGCAAGTGTCCCATCCACTTACACATATGATTTAGAATTTTACACTTTATCAGGAATAATGTCTTTATATTCAGCAAGTGGATATGCATATTACATAGGATTTACTGATGGTGTTCCTTATGGTAATCCAGCAGGATTAGGTAGTTCACCACAATCACCAACTCTTGGAGCTTTATTCAGTGGTTCAAATGCAATAATGGTAGGGAAAAATGGGCCATCATATTCTGCAATGATAGCTTCTAATTGGAGTGTTTTCCTTGCATCGCCAGGAGGGCCAATGCCATTGGTAGATGCTGGATTTACTAAGGTTAAAATCAGTTCACCTAATTTATCAGAAACAGCATTTCCATTAGCGACATATTCAAATGCATCTCATAGTATGAGTTTTCCAGCACCAACATGGGTAACAACAGGGTCTAGCCCCTTCAACCCAACTGGTGGTGATTTTACAATTAAATTTATTAAGTAGGAGGTAGAGAATGGCAATAGGACAAAAACAAACACCATATCCTGCTACTTATCAGCATCCAGTGATATATCAAAATCAGATACCTTCTACGTATCAGAATAGACAACCAGTGATATATCAACATACGTATCAACATCCGACTACATATCAGGCAAGACAACCTGCTGGATATAGAAACCCAGTATCGTATAGGGTTCCTTACATTGCAAGTTATCAGATAACTTCTCAACAACCAGCAAGTTATCAATCACCTTATATTGCACAAGGAAGACAACCGTATCCTGCTAATGCTCAACAACCGTATCCATACATTGCTAATGGTCAACAACCGTATCCGTATATAGCAAATGCACAGGCACCGTTCACATATCAAAATAGACAACCTAATACGTATGCAAGACAAGGACAACAACCGTCAACCTATCAACATCAGGCACCTTATACACGTCAGGTAACTGGTAGAACACCGTTTACGTATCAAAACAGACAACCAGTTATATATCAGAATCCAGTTAATAGACAGACACCGTATATTGCACAAGCAAGACAACCTTCGATATATCAAAACCCTTATCAGGTTCCTTACACTATTGCACAACCTTATACATATCAGGTCAATTACACTTCTACAAGACCTATTGGCCCAGTTGCAAAAGTTAAAGGTGTATATGTAAATGACGGTGGAACTGTTAGAAAAGTTGACGAAGTTTACACAAATGATAGTGGAACAGTAGAAAAGATTCACCAATCGGTTCCTACTGCTCAATTCAGTAAGTAAACATTAAAAACGCATAAATAGTTATATGGCGATTATTGCAAACTTATATATAGACCAAGGAACAGACTTCAGTATAACAGTTGATGTGACTGATTCTGCTGGTGATGTTTTAAACTTATCAGGTTATTCTGCATCATCACAAATAAGAAAGACATATAGTTCTTCTTCTGTCTCTGAAACTTTCTCAACGTCTATTGCAGAAGCAACAGGACAAGTAACATTATCTTTAACAGACACCCAAACAACAGGTTTATCTGCTGGTAGATATGTCTATGATTTGACAATCACTAGTAGTGGAGGTGCAACTAGTAGAGTTATAGAAGGACAAGCAATTGTCACTCCAGGCGTAACGAGGTAATTATGAGTAATATTAAAGGAACATTAAACAGAGCAACAGGTTCAGTAGGTGCTAGAGTAGCAGGTGCAACAAATATACGTGCAAAACAGGTTGCAATTGGAAACACTTCATCAAATGTAAACCTTTCTGCTAAATCAATTAATGAACTTGCAGACGTAAATGCAACGGAAACAGACGATGGATTATTGTCTTACGATGCAGAAACAGACAAATGGACAACCACCACTTCTATAGATGGTGGAACGTTTTAGTTTTATAAATACAAGGATATCAAGGGATTCAATCAGTGAGAATCCGACCCTCATAGTGAGAGGATAGAATTTTAGATTATGGTTCACGACTCGAATAGTGCAGAGTCATAAACATTAATTAATTAATTTTTATAGGAAATAAAAATGGCAACAGTAATTCAAATTAAAAGAAGCACAGGAGCAACGGCACCAGCAGTCTCAGACTTGAGCGAAGGTGAATTAGCGTATGTGCAAGATAGGTCGAATGATGGTGCTAGTGCAAAACTTTATATCGAATCTGTAGACTCTTTAGGTGCAGCTGCGATACACGAAATCGGTGGTAAATACTATACTGATATCGTAGATGGTTCATCTGCAACTCCTGCTGACTTTAAAGTTGGTAACGGTTCAACTTCAGGTGGTTCATTAAAGTTAATGGAAGATTCAGACAATGGAAGTAATTTCGTTGCATTGAAATCTCCTGATACACTTGCTTCAGACGTGACCTTCGTATTACCTTCAGGTGATGGTAGTGCAAACCAAGTATTAGGAACAGATGGTTCAGGTAACCTTTCTTTCTTATCAACAACATCAACACTAGCAGGTGCAACAGACTCAGATATTTCATCTCCAACATCAGGACAAATTCTTGTTCATGACGGAAGTGATTCATTTGATAACGTATCACTAAGTGGTGACGTAACAATGGCATCAAGTGGTGCTGTAACAATCGCAAACAGTGCCGTTGAACTCGGTATGATTGACTTCTTTGTTGACGAAGATGACATGTCTTCTGATTCAGATGTTAAAGTTCCTTCACAACAATCTGTTAAAGCATATGTTGATTCACAAGTAACTGCTCAAGACTTAGACATGGCAGGTGACAGTGGAACAGGTGCAGTCGACTTAGACTCACAATCAATCACTTTCACTGGTGGAACAGGTGTAACAACTTCTGTTTCAGGTCAAACAGCAACTTTTGCAATTGGTCAGTCAGTTGGAACATCAGACAACGTAACATTTAACAATGTTGACGTTGATGGAACACTTACATCAGACGATATTACATCAACAAACATATCTGCTTCAGGTAACTTAACAGTTTCAGGTAACTTAACAGTTAACGGAACAACAACTACTGTAAACTCAACAACTACTTCAGTTGCTGACCCAGTATTTGAAATCGGTGACGATGCATCAGATGACAACCTAGACAGAGGTATCAAATTTAAGTATAACGATGGTTCTGCTAAAGTTGGTTTCTTTGGTTTAGATGATTCATCAGGTAAGTTCGTTGCATTAAGTTCAGCAACAGATAGTTCATCAACATTTACTGGAACAGCAATGAGTGCTGTATTCGGTGGTTTAGAAGCAACAGGTCTTGCATTAAGTGGTTCAATCACTTCTGTAGACGGTGCTGCTCCTGCTGCTGGAGAGTTATTGGTTGGTAATGGTTCTAATGGAGACATGGAACTTGCAACTTTAACTGCTGGTGAAGGTATCGATGTAACTAATGCTGACGGTGCAATAACAATCGCTGCTGAAGATGCAACAGATTCCAACAAAGGTATCGCATCTTTCTCAGGTAGTTACTTCACTGTAACTTCAGGTGATGTTGCTATCGATGATGCAACAACATCTGCAAAAGGTATTGCTTCATTTTCCTCAGATAACTTTACAGTATCATCAGGTGCTGTGACAGTTACTGCTATTGACGGTGGGACATTTTAATAGTAATTAATTTCAACCAATCAATAGGAGAGTAAAATGGCATCAGTAATCCAATTAAAAAGAAGTTCTACTCAGAACGCAACTCCAGGCACAAGTGATTTGTCTCTTGGAGAATTAGCGGTAAATACTTACCACGGTAGGTTATACACTGAGAAGGATGATGGGTCTGCTGCTGTTGTAGAAGTGGGGTCTAACCCTACCTCTCTAACTATAAATGATGCAATCACTTTCCCAACTAGTGATGGAACAAACGGTCAGTTGTTATCAACTAACGGTAGTGGAACATTAAGTTTCACCGATGCGCCATCAACTGGTGTTACAACATTCACATATAGTGTAACTGGAAACCAAACACTATTCTCAGGTAATGACGATAACGGAGCATCCTTATCGTATACACTTGGTTTAGAACAGGTTTACTTGAACGGTATTAAACTTGTAGTCGGAGACGACTATGCAAGAACTTCTACCAGTTCACTTACATTACAGGCGAATGCAGTATCAGGGGACGTTTTAGAGGTGGTCGCTCAGACTTCAATCTCGAATTTAGTTCAAGGTTTCTTCACAACAAGTGAATTGACTGCAACTACATCCGACCAAGTCTTGAGTTCAAACGCAACTGGCAATAAAGCAATTAAGTATGTCGTAATGGCAACTCATGCTAGTGCTGGAACTCATGCGGCCGAAGTATTATTGATTAACGATGGTTCGAATGCGTATTTTGTTCAGTATGGTGATGCATTCTCAAGTTCTTCATTATTCTCACTTTCAAGTGATATAGATAGTGGAAACATGAGATTGTTAGTAACACCTGCTAATACTAATACAACATTCAAAACCTTCCAAATTAGACTTTCATAAGGAGTAAAACATGGCGAAAACTAACGCATTTAAAATCGCTGAGTTGATTCGTGGAATACAATTCGATGTAGACAACGATGAAATTACGACTACAAAGAAAGTCAAATCGAAGGACAGAACATCAGGCGACGCAACAAAAACTGCAACAGATGAATTTGCACTCGACACATTTGCGAAAGCAGATTTCAGAGCTGCAAGATATGTTGTTGCAATGTCAGAGGGAAGTGATTTCCACTCTACAGAAATTGTTGTTGTTCATGACGGTTCTGCAGTCACGTTAACTCAGTATGGCACTTTGAAATCAAAAAGTCTTGCAACATTTGATGCAGATATAAGTGGGAGTAATCTAAGATTATTAGCAACACCTGCTTCATCATCATCTACAGTGATAAAGTTCGATAGAACTACAGTAGACGCTTAAACGATTTTAAAAAATCATCTAAGGGGGACGTAATGTCCCCCTTTCTTTTTGTATAAATAGTATTATGGCAACAAAAACTAAATTTTTCACGGACTTAGGTTTCCAATCATTAGGAAACTCAACCGTGGATGGAAATCTTACAATTACTGGAGATTTAACGGTTCAAGGAACTAATTTAGTTGTTGATTCCACTACCATGTCTATTACAGACTCTATGATGGAACTTGCAAGTGGTAACACTTCAAGTGATATTATAGATATTGGTTTCTATGGAAATTATGATGATGGTCTTTCAGATGGTGCAACAGAATACACTGGCCTTGTAAGAGATGCAAGTGATTCAACATGGAAACTATTTGATGGGTTGGAGACAGAACCATCAAACACTATAGACACTTCGGATAGTGGATTTGCATACGCAGATTTTAAAGCAGGAGATATCGAATCAACTGGTCAAATTACTGCAGTCGGCCCACTCTCATTACAGAATTTGAGAATGGATGCAACTGCAACTTTGACAACAACTGCAACTACAGAAGTAAATTTAGATACATTCCCTCTTTTAAGTTATAGAAGTGCAAAGTATCATATACAAGCATCACAAGGAACTAATTATCATGCATGTGAAGTCATGGTAATTCATAATTCATCAAATGCTTACTTCTCTCAGTTCGGTGATATCTACACAAATACCTCATTGTTTACACTATCTGTAGACACTAATTCAGGTAACGTGAGACTAAGAGTTACACCTGCTTCAACATCTTCGACAAGTTTTAAATTAAGTAGAAATTTATTAACAGTATAGGTTTTTTGAAGAACACTATCTTCTAAATAGTAGTATAGATTTAACAAATCCAACCTAATAGGACACAACAATGGCAACACAAAACAAATTTGTAATAGAATATGGATTAGAAGTTGGTTCCACGGAAGTCATCACATCATCAGGTAAAATTGTCGCTTCTGCATTATCGCAGATTGACACGGATGATATTTCTGAAGGGTCAACCAATCAGTATTTCACAACAGGAAAAGTAGATACGCATTTATCAAATGCATCTGCTTCAAAAACTCTTGCAAATGTTCAGATTGATGGAGGAACCATCTAATGGCAGGAGAAAAGAATTTTAATATTAAGAACGGTCTATCAGTTGGTGGTGTTGAGGTTATCAACTCATCAGGTGATTTGGTCGGTGCTGCAGTAGGTTCTGCAGTAGAAGAGGCAATCGCAGATAAAATCGGTGGTATTATAAGTGGAACAGGTGCTGCAACTGCAACTTACGATGATGGTTCAGATACAATCGTTATTGACGTTCCAATCACTGATGAAGATGACATGTCATCAAACAGTGCTACTGCACTTCCATCACAACAATCAGTAAAAGCATACGTTGACTCACAAGTCGCATCGGTTCCAACTGGTGATATTACATCAGTAACTGCTGGTGACGGGTTATCAGGTGGTGGAACTACAGGTGATGTAACACTTGCAGTATCAGTTGATGATAGTTCAATCGAAACAAGTTCAGACACACTTCAAGTAAAAGAAGGTGGTATTACTAATGCTATGTTAGCAGGTTCTATCACAAACGCAAAACTTACTAATAGTGCTGTTACAGTTAACTCAAACTCAGTATCACTTGGTGCCGCAGTTGTCCTAGACACTGATGATATCGGAGAAGGGTCAACCAATCAATATTTTACAAATGAAAGAGTTGACGACAGAGTAAACGCATTAATTACTGCTGGAACAAACATTTCAACTTCGTATGACGATGCAAACGGAACACTTACAATTAACTCTTCAGGTAAAACAGAAGAAGAGATTGAAGATATCGTAAACGGTTTAGTAGTCGGTGGAACAAACATTACATCAACATATGACGATGCTGCTGGAACACTTACACTTGCTGGTTTATCAGATTCAGACATCAGAGGTTTAGTATCTGCTGGTGGTGATTTATCATACAACAGTGGAACAGGTGCTTTCTCATTTACAGAAAGAACAGATGCAGAAGTTAGAGGACTTGTATCAGTAACAGATTCAGGTGGAGACGGTTCACTTGCATATAATTCATCAACAGGTGTAATTACATATACAGGGCCAAGTGCATCAGAAGTCCAAGCACATATTACTGCTGGAACTGGTGTTTCAATCAGTTCAGGTGCTGTAAGTATTGGACAGGCAGTTGGAACATCAGATAACGTTTCTTTTGGAGACCTTACACTTTCAGGTGACCTAACAGTTAACGGAACTACAACAACTGTTAACACTGCAACACTTAATGTCTCTGATAACATTGTTGTTCTTAACAACGATGTGACTGGAACTCCTTCAGAGGATGCTGGTATTGAAGTCGAAAGAGGAAGTTCAACTAACGTATCATTACTTTGGGACGAGTCAGAAGATGAATGGACATTCGGTTCTTACAACGTAAAAGCAACTTCTTTTGAAGGTGCATTAACTGGAAACGTTACTGGTAACGTATCAGGGTCTTCAGGGTCTTGCACGGGTAACGCCGCAACTGCTACATTGGCAACCAATGCAAGTGGATTAACTGGAACACCTAATATTTCAGTAGGAACGATTGCATCAGGAGCGATTACCATCACAAACGCAACAAATAGTGGTGGAACAGCGAGAAACATATATCAATCAACATCAGCACCTTCTTCAGGTGATGGCGCAGTTGGTGATTTATGGATTTTATACTCTTAATAAATAAGAGTATATTACTTAATTAAGGATAAGATAGGATATGGCTTCAGGTTCACAAAAAGTTAAAACACCCGCTGGTTGGAATTCAACTCAGGGTGCATGGGTTAAAACTGCATCATCCACATGGAAAGCAGTTGACCAAATCTATGTTAAAACACCTACAGGGTGGAACGATGCATCAGGTCAACAAAGTGTTCAACAACCGTATCCTTATATTGCGAATAGTCAAACACCTTATATCGCTAACGCACAGCAACCTTATCCATATATTGCTAATGCTCAGACCCCATATATCGCAGATGCACAGCAACCTTATCCTTATATCGCAAATGCTCAGAGTCCATACATTGCACAGGCAAGACAACCTTCTACGTATCAACATAGGTCACCATTTACATATCAGAATCCAGTAAGTGCTCAAGAACCAAATATAAGAAATGCTCAACAACCGTATCCGTATATTGCGAATGCTCAGAGTCCTTATATTGCGAATGCGAGACAACCGTCAACCTATCAACATAGGTCACCATTTACATATCAGAATCCAGTAAGTGCTCAAGAACCAAATATTAGGAATGCACAACAACCTGCTGCTTATAGAAATCCAAGTAGCGCACAAAGTCCTTATATTGCAAATGCTAGACAACCTTCGACATATAACTTTAGGTCACCGTTTACATATAGAAACCCTGTAAATGCTCAACAACCTAATATTAGAAATGCTCAACAACCTGCTGGATATAGAAATCCAGTAAACGGAAGACAACCTACAATTAAGAACGCACAGGCACCGTTTACATACAACGCAAGATATCCTGCTACATACCCTGCTAATGCGAGACAACCATTCACGTATAATGCAAGGTATCCTGCTACATATCCTGCTAACGCAAGACAACCGTTTACGTATTCATTTAGAAGTCCGTTTACTTACAGTTTTAGGTCACCGTATACGTATACATTTGACTCAGTTCATTATACTTTATCAGGACAAATGACTCTTTATTCAGCAAGTGGATATGCATATTACATAGGATTTACTGATGGTGTTCCTTATGGTAATCCATCAGGATTAGGTTCAAGTCCTCAATCACCAACTGCTGGAGCTTTATTCAGTGGTTCAAATAAAATAATGGTAGGGAAAAATGGGCCATCATATCCTGCAATGATAGCCGCTAATTGGAATGTTTTCCTTGCATCGCCAGGAGGGCCAACTCCATTAGTAAGTGCTGGGTTTACTAAAATTAAAATTAGTTCGCCTGGATTATCGGAGACCGCTTTCCCATTAGCAACATATTCAAATGCAGCTCATAGTATGAGTTTCCCAGCACCGACATGGGTAACAACAGGGCCTAGTCCCTTCAACCCAACTGGTGGTGATTTTACAATTAAATTTATTAAATAGGTATTAACATTATGTCATTAACATTCGAAACAACAACTTATACGGGAGAACCCCGAGACGATATACAAGTAAACGATTCAGTAGAGTGGGCAATAAAACAATTTAGTTACGAGTTTTTGGGAGAAACAAGAACTATTGAAGTAAAAACGCTAAAGGACAATTTTGTTGTCAGTGGAGTTTTTGATGCAACTGCATGTGAGGCTCATTTAGATGCTCAAGGACAAGGGATTTTAAATTATTACAATATGGAAAAATGGTTTAGAGACCCTGAAACTGGAGTTGCAATATAAACATAGGAATAAAAAATGGCAATAGGTAACGCAAGACAACCAGTAATAGGAAATGCTAGACAACCTGTAATCGGGAATGCTAGAAATCCGTTTACCTATCAAGCATCTTATAGGGTTCCATATATTGCAAACGCAAGAAACCCATTCACTTATCAAGCATCTTATAGGGTTCCATACATTGCGAATGCGAGACAACCTTCAACATATAACTTTAGGTCTCCATTCACATACAGAAACCCAGTATCATATAGGGTTCCGTTTACATATAACTTTAGGTCACCGTTTACTTATAGAAACCCTGTAAATGGTAGACAACCAACAATTAAAAACGCACAGGCACCGTTCACATATCAGAACAGACAACCTGTAATTTATCAGAATCCAGTATCATATAGGGTTCCGTTTACGTATCAACATAGGTCACCGTTTACATACAGAAATCCAGTGAATGGTCAAGAACCAAATATACGTAATAGACAAACACCGTTTACGTATCAACATAGACAACCTGTTACGTATCAAAGAACGGGTCGAACACCATTCACATATCAACATAGGTCACCGTTTACCTATAGAAACCCAGTGAATGGTCAAGAACCTAACATAAGAAACGCTCAAACACCGTTTACTTATCAACATAGACAACCAGTCACATATGATAGACAAGGTAGAACACCGTTCACATATCAGAACAGACAACCTTCGACTTATGCAAGACAAGGTCAGAATCCTTTCACGTATCAAAACAGACAACCTGCTACATACGCAAGACAAGGTAGAACACCAGTGATTAGATGGGATGGTTCCTTAACACAATCGTGGCCTGGAACTCCAGTATCATCTTAAAATAGTTCACTAAATAAGTGAACGGAGTATATTATGGATAAAATCAAAACCTTAGAGGAACTCATTGGCAAATTTCCCGATGGATTTCCTGATTTAACGTCTGCAGAAAATCAACATAGACACTCTGCAGAACAATTTCATTTAGGTTCTCTCAATCTAAACACTTTCACAAAAGATTCAGAAACATATAAAATGTGGGAGTGGATGTTCAATCAAATGCCTAAACTTCGTTTGGTAAAGTGGGGTGACATTGAACAAATGAGACGAGATGATAAACTCATCACATTTAACGGTCTTCAGTTTCAGTGTAATACATATCATAGATTTCTACCACAAGTATACACTTCAGGTCAACCCGACCCTGATATGCCAGGTTCAGTAGTTCCAGCAAAATTCAAAACTTCTAATCTAGATGGTGAACAAGTTACCATGGTAGATATTATTAGAGAAGAATTAAATGAAGGTGATTTTGTTGCAGATAATTTTGAACAGAGTGTTCAGTCAATGTATTATCACTCTGCAAAAGCACACTGGTTAGTTCAAAGTATTCAGAAAGATGGATTGTGGAATCCTATTCAAGGTTACACTACAAACGCTGGTGGTAAAACACAATTAAGAGTTCATCCAGGCAGTGTAAGGTCAGGTGTCTTTGAAGAAATGGAAGACCCAAACATGGAAATGTTGATATGGGATACTTTCAATCAATTAGAACATGTAAAATCTATGACACTTGATGAAACTATCGAATGTTGGAAAGTGTTAGTAAACAATAAAGAAAATTCTGCTCATGATAATATGTCATTGTGTTGGACTAATCAAACTATAGAATTTCAATGTGATATGAGTAGTATAGACTTTAGAAAATATGTATATGCTCATAATGAAAAGGTTACAAGACTTGCAAAAGGTAAACCCTTAAACATTTACATAGGATACGATAGTAATCATAATAATCTAGAAGAAATATGTAAGAGGTCTTTAGAGTTTACTATTAAAAAGTCTATTGGTGGTGGTCATTTAGTAGACTACAGCACATTCAACCCTGAGATAAAATTTTTAGATGTATCTAAGATTCCCGAATATACTAGACCTTATGAGAATCAATCTACATGGTTTACATACAGCAGATTTCTAATCCCCTACTTAGAAAACTATGAAGGGTTTAGTTTGTTCATCGATGATGATTTCATATTTAAGAAGAATCCTTTGACCATGTTTTATTACCTAAATCCTGATGATGCAGTTGCATGTATTCAATATCCACAAATGAAACATGATGAAACTAAGTTTGATGGTGAAGTGAATATAGACTATCCATGTAAACTTTGGTCATCTATGATGTTCTTTAATAATGGTCATCCCGATTGTAAGAAGTTGACACCTGAAGTTGTAAACACTTGGACTGGTGCTCAATTACATCAGTTTGAATGGACTGATAAAATAAGTAAGATTCCTGAGAAATATATATTTGTGGAAGGATACGATGACCCTGAAGTGAAGTGGGATTACACTGGTATTCATTATACAAGAGGTGGGCCGTGGATAGATGGGATGGATTCTAGTCACATAAATAATTTAGAACACTATAAAAGATTTAAAACAATGTTGCCTTTTTAGGTAAATTGAGGTATAATAAAGTATGAACAGATTAATCTATACAGAAAATAATCAATTAATTATCAGAAAACCAAACGGTTTAGAGTGGGATTACGAAAACGTAGACAAACCTGAATTAGGTTTTGATTATGACGTATTGGTATACGATGATATTGAAGTTGTCATTGAAAATTATGACTATAGCAAATGTTGGGATGATAACGAAAAAAGACCTCTAACAGATGGCGAAAAAACATTAATTGAACAATACATTGCAAACTCAGAACCACCAATCGGTGTAACACTTAACAATCAATTTGTTTCAGATTTGAATCAAAATGTAAAATTAAACATCAAAGAGTTTACTGAAAAGTATGGTTTTGATGATTTAACTGAAGTTACATTTGCTGGTAGGGAAGGTTCTAACCATCCTTATAGGTCAAATGCAAGACGTGTAATGGAATATGCTGATGCACAATATGTAATTTATGATGGACTTGTTAATGAAATTTTTGCAACTAGAGAAGACCATTTAAAACCATTAGATGATTATATAAATCAATTACCAGTTCCAACGACATTACCCGACCATGAGAGGTAGGGAATGGAAGTCGTCTATCTAGACAAACCCTTTAAAATAAAAGAGTTGCCGTTAAAAGACATCTATGTTTTAGATGATTATCTTGCACCTGAACTTTGGCATCATTTTGATAAACAGATTTCTGAAAGTAGTATATGGTCAAAGACTAATCAAGTAAATGCTGACAGTCCAACTGGATTACCTCATCACCAGTTTTGGGGTGCAACATATTTTAGAGGTGATGGAAGAATAGAAGACGGGATGTCTCAGTCGGATGTTTTATTTGCAAAGTATTTCAATAGAAGAGTTCAAACTGAGTTTGGTTTTAAGTGGGTAAGATTTCAGTATATGGGACTTAATTCTCAAACTCAAGGTTTACAAGGAACTACTCATTCGGATTGTGAAGACCATGATGAATGGAATATATCATTTCTTTATTATCCAAATAGATATTGGAATCCAAAGTGGGGTGGTTCATTGAGATTATACGATGAACATCAAAGAGGAATTGATGGACGTGATGAACATGTCAAGAATCATCAAATAGCAGAAATAGAATTTAAACCAAACAGATTAATTATGTTTGATGGTAGGATTCCACATGGTGCTGATGCACCTCATCCGTCTGCAAGATATATAGATAGAAGGTCATTAGTTTTAAGAGGAGACGAAGTAAGACTAGTTGACGAGGAAGAATTTTTTTATGCCAACGATAGATTTTCACACGTATGATGCAGACACCGTAAAGAACTTTAAACCAGTTCTTGCGAAGAATATTGTTCCTGAATGGTGGAAAGATATTAAAGTTGCAGAATTAAACAAGGGACAAGTTCAACAAACAATTCGTGCTTGTCCAGCAATGGATGATTGGTTAAAGAGTGGATGGATTATAACTGCAAATAGAGATATAGAAGTTATCAATGGAACTAATCCTGAAGATGATGGAGAGACAACTAAAGTTGCAGCATTCGACCCTAGTGGTCAAGATTATCATTCACGTAGTCATCCTACAACTCAATTTGCAGATGCATTCGAATACTTAGGTAAAGGAAGTCAGATAAAGGATGCATTTAAAATGAGAAATGCATGGAATGTAAAAACACCTCCAGGCTATTCTTGTTTTTATCTAGACCCTTTCTTATTTCAGAATAAATATTTTGCAACATGGCAAGGTATAATTGATACCGACACCTTTAATGTTGGTATGGACAATGCACAAATAATTTTTTATCCTAAGGTAGACCATTCGTTTGTTATCAAATCAGGAACACCTCTAGTGCAAATCATTCCATTCAAAAGAGAAACATGGAATGCAACTTATACAGTTAAGACACATAAGTCATGGACAGATAATCGTGGGACAGGTTCCTCAGAGTTTGAAGACACACCTACGAGTAAATCGATGCAAGAATGGGGACAATTAATGGAAGAGGAGACTGTAAGAAACTTTGGGCCATATAGAGGAAAGGGATATTGGAAACCTAAAGGTAAAATGTTTAATGAAGAGAGTCCACCACCCGAATGTCCTTTCCACCAAGGAGAAGAAGATGGCAGTTAGATTATTATTTCCAACACACGTATTTCATAGAAATCTTTTACAAGAAGGATTGGATGATAGTAGAGGTGTCTCTGAAGAATACTTGGGTATGTTAAAAGATGAAATGGATGCAATGAGAAAAAGAGACCCAGTGGGTAGACAACTCTCAAATGCATACACTGGTTGGCAATCTAAAGATGGTTGTGAGTCCTCTCCGATATTTCAAAAACTAATCAATAGAATTGAACACTTATTTTATGATGAAGTGTTTCCTTTTCATGGTTTGAATCCACAAATCGCACATATGAGATTAGGTAATTGTTGGGCAAACATAAACGATTTCCTTGCATGGAACAAACCACACTTACACAATGGTTGTTGGTATAGTGGTGTATTCTATATTCATGCAGATGGTGACGAAGGATGTTTTACAGCAGTTGATACACATGCAAAGGTAGTTGCAGACTTTCCACACTCTCCAAGAGGTGCTACAAGTTGGGACTTTGACCCAAAAAGTGGAGAACTTGTATTGTTTCCTAGTGGACTTATGCATATGGTAGAACCTAATCCTACTAAAAAGGATAGGTATAGTGTATCATTCAATATAGAAATGCACTATGATACACCTACTGCAAATGCTGGTGAAATAGAAAATTACAATCCTGATGAATTTGTCTTTGATTTGGACGAGAGAGGGAACCCAATCTTCTAAATAGTTGTATGGAAGAAATAACTTTACAACCTCATTTACTTTGGGATATTATTATCACACTCATAGTGGTTCCAGCAGGATTTCTTGTGAGGTCTCTTCTAGCAGAACAGAAACGTATCGACATTCTTATTAATAAAACAAGAGAAGAAATCGCTAAAGATTACGTAACACGTGACCAAGTCGAACAAGATTTCGAAAGAATTCTTAACTCTATTCAGAGAATAGACGAGAAAATCGACAAACTTCAAACTAAGACATACTTCGAATAGGTTCAAAAAACGTATAAATAGTAAGAGGAGAACTTACTATGGCAGAACCAAACAGCAAAGCAGGATTAAAAGAATACATCAAGAGAAAACTTGGTGCCCCTGTTCTTGAAATCAATGTCGATGACGACCAATTTGACGACAGAATAGACGAAGGTTTACAATATTTCCGTGAGTATCATTATGATGGTTCTATCAAAATGTATCTCAAACATCAACTTACGTCAGATAAATTAACTGCAATGAGAGGTGATGAAGACTTCACTGAAAGTGCAGCGGGAACTCATGCGTATACTGATGAAACTTTTAAACAACAAAACAATTATATTGTCTTACCTGAATATGTATTATCAGTTATAAACATATTCCCGTTCAACGACAAACACAATCTTAACATGTTTGACCTTAGATATCAACTAAGATTGAATGATATCTATGATTTAACATCTACAAACATTCTACAATACTCAATGATACAACAACATATCAGTTTGTTAGACCAAATGCTTGTTGGTCAACAACCTATCAGATATAATACACATATGAATAGATTGTATCTTGATATGAACACTCGTAATATAAATGCAGATGAGTATATCATTATCGAGTGTTATAGAAAACTAGACCCAACAGACTTCACTGATATTTACAATGATATGTGGTTGAAAAAATATTGCACTGCATTAGTCAAGTATCAATGGGGTGAAAACCTTTCTAAATTCCAAGGTATACAGTTGCCTGGGGGTGTAACATTAGATGGGTCTCAAATGAAACAGGAAGCACAAGAAGAGATTACAAGATTAGAAGAAGAGTCCCGACTGAATTTTGAAATGCCAGTCATGGACATGATGGGTTAATATTATGCCAACAAACGTATTTTTTAACCATGCAGTTCAAACTGAACAACACCTTTACGAGGATTTAGTAGTTGAGTCTTTGAGAATGTATGGACATGAGACCTTTTATCTACCAAGAGAGATTGTAGAAGAAGACTCCATCTTTGGAGAAGATATACAATCTAAGTTTGGTGATTCATATAGTGTCGAAATGTATATTGAAAATACAGAAGGATTTGAGGGTGAGGGAGACCTCATGTCTAAGTTTGGTATTGAAGTAAGAGACCAAGCAACCTTTATAATATCTCTACGTTCATGGGAAAGGTTCATTTCCTTAGATTCAAACCTTGCAACATCACTAAGACCAAACGAAGGAGACTTGATTTACTTCCCTTTAAGTGGTTCTATGTTCGAAATTAAATTTGTAGAACACGAGAATCCTTTCTATCAAGTTGGTAAACTATTCGTATTCAAACTACAATGTGAATTGTTCGAATACAGTGGAGAAGATTTCGATACTGGAAATATCAATATAGATTTAATAGAAGACCAACAAGCATATCAAATCGGAGTGACACTTGCAAGTTCTTACACTGGTGGTGACGGTAATTATCTTGCCAATGAAAACATCACAACAGTCATAGATAGTGTAACTACAACGGTTGGAGAGGTTGTAAGTTGGACACCTTCAACTAGAAAACTTATGATAAAAGATAACACTAGAACACTTCAAGTTGGTGATACGATTACTGGTGCAAACGGAACTGCAAGAGAAATTACATCGATTGATGATGTGATGGATATGACAAACGACCCACAAGCAGATAATAAAGACTTTGAAACAAAAGCAGATAACTACTTAGACTTCTCAGAGACAAATCCATTCGGTGAGGTTACATAATGTTTGGAACCCATTTTTATAATGAAACTATTAAAAGAAGTGTATCTATTTTTGGAACACTCTTTAATAATATCAAAGTTAAAAAAATCAAAGACGATGGAACTGTTCTAACAGAACAATTAGTTCCTATTTCATACGGCCCAAAACAAAAGTTTCTACAGAGACTTGCAGAGGAACCAAATCTAAATGATGGTAATAGAAGTGCAATCTCATTACCACGTATGGCATTTCAGTTAAGTGGGTTTGAATATGACCAAGCAAGACAACAAAACAAACTTATAAGACATAGTAAAACAACCTTAGAGACGGGTGGAAGTAATAGAAAGTATCAATACAATCCAGCACCTTACAATTTATCATTTACATTAGACATTCTTGCAAAAAATATGCATGATGCATTACAAATTGTCGAACAAATTTTACCATATTTCCAACCTGAATATACAGTTGCAATGAAAATGATTGATGATATGTCGGACACTAGAGACGTTCCAATCATTTTAAAAAGTGTATCTTACAGTGATGAATACGAATCAGACTTTTTAACAAGGAGAGTGATAACATATACAATGGAGTTTGATATGAAGTTATACTTCTTCGGCCCTGTATACACTGGTGGTATCATCAATTCAGTTATTGAAAGAGATTACATTACAGATGGTGTTAATGCTGGATTTACATCTACACAAATAGATAACAGTGGTCTAGTAAAAGAAGTTAAACACTATGAACCTGCTTTCTTAGAAACATCAAATGCAGTTTCTAATAACACAAGTGTGACTTTTGCAAGTGCAATAAATAGTAAGATAAGTGTAAACGATGAAGTATTCGGAACAAACTTATCGACAAATCCTACTGTTTCAAGTATCTCTGAAGATAGATTGACAGTTGGATTGTCTAGTGCTGTAACTTTAGATGCAAACACTAGACTTAAATTTGTAGGTTCTGTAGACCCATCCGATACGTTTGTGGTTGCAGAAACAGTGAGTTTTTATGATGACGGTGCTGATTCCACATACTCTGAGGATACAACAAGTGATTCAAGTTAATTATGCCAAAAGATATAGACAAACAATTAAATAACCTTTTAGATATCGACAGCGAAATCAAAAAAGAAGCAAAGGTTGTTAAACTCCCTTCCCGTTCAGATAACATCGAAACGGACTACAAGTATGCACGAGAGAACCTCTACAACCTCGTAGAACGTGGTCAGGATGCATTGGATGGAATCCTTGAACTATCTAAAGAGATGGAAAATCCACGTGCTTATGAGGTCGCTGGACAGATTCTAAGGACTACTGCCGATGTTGCAGAGAAACTCTTAGATGTTCAAAAGAAAATTAAAGATTTAGAAAAGGAAGACGAACAGAAGATAGGAACACAACATAATCATTTATATGTTGGTTCTACATCAGAACTACAGAAGTTTCTGAAGAAGTCTAAAAAAGATGACACTCAATAAAAACGAAGGATATCTCGGTAACACTCTTGTAAAAAGAGCAGGTATTGAAACACAATACACTCAACAAGAGATGCAAGAATACATGAAGTGTTCTGAAGACCCTACACATTTTATCGAAAATTATACACAAATTATATCACTAGATGAAGGTATGGTTCCTTTTAGACTTCGTGGATATCAAGAAAATCTAATCAATCACTACAATGACAATAGATTTAGTGTCGTTCTTGCATCACGTCAGAGTGGTAAATCAATCACATCTTGTGCATATCTCTTATGGTTTTTATTATTTAAACCTGAAATAACAGTTGCAGTTCTTGCTAACAAAGGTGCAATTGCAAGGGAAATGATTGCACGTATCGTAACCATGTTAGAGTCTGTTCCATTTTTCTTACAGCCTGGTGTTAAAATTCTTAACAAAGGCTCGATTGAGTTTGCGAATGATAGTAAGGTCGTT